TCCCTTTTACTGGGAAGGAGGCCGACGTTGGTGTTCCCGTGGCGCCGTTCGGGAATACTGAGGTCGAGCCGGTAACAGCACGAAACACGTTGTGTTCCGGATATTCAAGTAGGTTGTTAATCATGGTTATAAATTTAACGATCTTCTGACATTTTCTCTAATTCTGACTTTGAAAGCAGCTTCCACCCGGTGTCCATCAGGAACCGCTTCTTGCCATCCTTCAAGCCTTTCTCGTATATCTCCGACAGCTTCTCAGGATCAAGCTTCTCCCGGTTGCCGGCGTATAGTGCTGCTCTTCTGGCGCGGGCCTCTCCGACATATGTGGCCAGTTTCTCATACTCCTGGGCGTTGAGCTTTATCTTGATCTCCTTGACTGTGACCTCCCGCCTAGGTGTCCCCGGCAGGTAGTCGTTGTTGAAATCATTGTCCTTCCAGGCCTTGTACACCTTGTACTTGTACGACTCCTGATCGACGGACTTGAATTTACTAGGGTCAAACAGGTAGTACACCATTCGGTTCCTGCCTTCTGGATTGCCAGCGACTTTCTCACCCCATACATTGACGCGCGCGGGGAGCTTGTCCCCCATGAACATCTTTGCCTTGAAAGTATTGGCCAAGGCGTTCATTATCTTCGGATCGCGCGTATCCCGGATGAACTCATCCGATGCGGCGCCTACACTGGTTAATGACCTCGGCAGCACAGTCGCCGTTAATGCCTCCGTTGTGCCTATTATCCACCGGTCGCCGGCGTAACCTTCCGGATCTTTGAGTGCCTCCAAGAATGTGTTTGTGCCCGTCAGGAATGATTGATCAAGCGCGGAGGCTGTAGTCTTCACCCCGCTTAGCCCGATGTCCCCTACGATGTCGGCAAACGGCTCCTTACCATCCTTAACGGCATGGTAGTACTGATTGGCGTAGTTTTGCATCACGATGCCAGTGATCCCCAGCTTCTGGTAACTAACCCATACGTCGTCGTCTTTAGACTCCCATCCTTCTCCTAGTAGCCCGCGGTTGATGGCGGTAATATTCATCGAGTTTGGGGGCTCATTGCCGTACATCGCCTGCTTGGCTTTGTCGTCACGCTGATCCGGATTCCAGGTCATCAGGCCAGCCTCGACGAGCATCTTGCCTACCGCGTACATCATCATTCCGACCATGGCATCACCGATCAGTAGCGACCCCGTGCGCTTGTTGCCTTTTGAAATGTTGTATACGCCGCGGATAAAGGTCAGCGGTGGTATCGCATAGCTGAACGTTTTAGCTAGGATATTCGCCGGAGTGCGCACGAACGGTATCTGTGTCTTGGCAATCACTTTCAGCGGGCCTCCGATCACTGGAATGCTGGCAATACCTGGGATCTCGGCACCTTTGATTCGGCCTCCGTTTAGAATCGTGCTCACGATCGCCTCGGCAATCTTGGCCAGAGTCGACTCATTCTGGAAGGTAGCCTCTTTGCCCGCATCTTCGATCTGTTGCTGACTTTCCGAATCTGGAAACATGACAAACTTCAGGAGCTCTTGCCCGACAAGACCTTTCTCCGATGCGATCTCAAACGTACGCGCGAGCTCTGCCGACCGCTTGAATGGCTTATCTCCTAGGTTCAATAACCGGAATACAACCTCTGGCGGCCACCCGAGCGTACCCTCAATCGCGTCGTTGATCTTCTGCGGCAGAGTACGGTCTTTATCTGCCCACCGACGTATAGCATTCACTGGGCTGAACCCAGGTTGTATCTCGCGCAGGTTCTTATCCTCTGCAAGTGTCCCTGTTTTTAACTGGTAAAGGCCTTCCATGATGCCATTCCAGCCGCCTGGAAAGTAGCCTTTCTGTAAAGCGATCAAATCAATCGATGGCTTCTTGCCAATGATGCTGGTGAAGTTCTCTCCTAGCAGCCCGGTTTTAGCCAGTTCAGTAAGGCCTCGGTCGACAATACTACCGGTTAGTGCAGTGGCGAACCTAAGCGGCTGGTAAGCAACGTTGGCGTATATGTTGGTCAGTAAAGATATAGGTGACAGCAAGTTCCCCTGCATCATCGTGGATAGAGTATCCCAGATCGATGCCGGATTCCGATTGTTGTATTGCTGCAGATCTTTGTTCGCCTGCTGCGCTTCCTTGAGTAGGGCCTGATACTTTTTGATGTTCTCCGCGGTGAAGTCTGCCTGGACAGCCTCTTTGAATTTCTCCACCTCCGCGATAGTCTTTGCTAGATCCCTGATCTTGCTCCGTTCCTCCGGTGAGTATGGTTTGTGCCCCAGCTTCTCGGCATATATCTCTTCGAACTTCGCATCATTCAGCTTGCCGGCATTGTGTGCCTCGATGAGCTTATTCATGAAGTCCTTCTTGCGCCTGCCTTTGATGCCTTTGGTTTTGACCTTGCTCGCGTCAACTTCCCCTGAAGTTATCGGCACCGGAACGATCATCTCTGTCACGGACGGCGTGAGCATGTTCTTATACTCATCCTCACTAAAGTCCGCGCCCTTGTAGTTAGAGCGCACATAATCTATTCCGGCCTGGACTGCATTGGCCACGTCGGCGCCGGCGAGTACAGCCCGCTTAACAGTCTCCAATGATCCATTCCACACAGCAGAGCCGACCACACGGACAACATCATTTACAGTGCCTTTAACGTCCTTTATTTTGAGCTTATCAAAAGCATCCGCAATCTGTTTCTTCTTTTCGGTGGTGATCAGTTTAGCCCGGGCCAGCCGTTGTTCGACCCCCTCAGTAACCTTTTGGTCGATGATCCGGCGTATCTCGTCGTCGAACTGAGCCTTTGCATCCGTTACTTCTTTTTGGATCGGTGCGATCAGCGACTTCGCCTGTTGGGCATTCTGCTTCTCCATGGCTGTCACCAGTAGGTCCTCATTGGACATGATCGACTTCCATATCTTTCCAGCAATAGCAGTCTCCTGACCAGCTTTGGTCAGGTTCTGCGCGGCCCACACTCCCAAGTCAGCGGCCTTGTCGTACATGGACTGCTTCTGTGTCTCGTCGGTTGCTGTGTCGCCAGCGTCCCGATACTTCTGATACAGGTTAGCCGCCAGGGCCCCGCGGGTACCGCCCGGCATCTGGTTGGATGTGTCCCTAATAGCGCGCTCAGCGAACTCATCATCATTCCAGTCGGCCAGAACTTTCTTTGCCTCTTCGTTGGTCTCGATGATTTTCCGGGGGATGTATTTATCCCGTGGCTCAGTTTGCTCTTTTATTTGGCCCGGCTCATCGGATGCCTGTATTCTGGCGCCGAGAGCGGTTTGCTTGGCCTCTTCAGTGGAGTTATCCGGAATGGTTAACTTTTGTTCTTGTGTTTTGGGTTGAGTTTCGGCATTGACTTGTCCTTCTTGCGCTGGCTGTTGTATGTCATTGCCGCCAGTTTCTTGGACTCCTTGTCCGACTTCCCCGACTGCAGGTACCTCGCCTTGATCTTCTCGTACAGTGCTGGCATCTTCTTGTGTGGTTGTTGGTTCTTGTCTCAGCTCTTCAACGGCCTGCTGCGGGGTGATCGTTTCGTTCTCCGCCACAGTGTCTATTTTAGCCTGCAGCACCTCGGCGGCGGCTTCTACCTGGACTGGGTTTGTAGAGTCGACTTCCTTAGTCACCTCATTCACTACTTGTTCGGTAGGCTTTGACATGAGCGTTGATGTAACCTCTCCGGCCCCGCCAAGGAATAGACCGGACGTGGATCCGGCGGCTATTGATTCTAAAAGCTCTCTGCTGTCTATATCTCCAGCTGCCTGCTCGAGCGTTCTGCCGGCCCCCAGGGATGACGCTCCCTCTTCTACGACATACTGCGCACCTTCGGTAATGCCTTCGGTTGTAGATGTCACAAGAGCCCCCTTGCCTATCCTCTTGGCGGCCTCCATTTTGCTAGCCGACTTAATGATCGCCTTGAAGGCATCCTTGCCGAAGTTTTTGAAGATGGCCTCAACGCCGATCCGATCAAGCGCGGCAGCCAGTAACGCCCCGGCCTCTGCACTTGCCGGATTGTCCAGCTTATCCTCTATAACCTGAGTAGGCGTTATGCCTTTGTCCTCGGCGATCTTCTGTACCTGCCTGTCGTAGATCTCGGAGTACTCCTGAATGTAGGCCCCCATGCCGCCGGTGAGTAGCGACACGCCAACTTGCGGTATAGCCTGGCCAACATTGTACGCTACGTATGACGCGACGTCGCCAGGGGATTCGATGGCACTAAGCGTCTTGACTGTGCCTTTGGTGTATTCCTCGAACTCCTCGCGTTCTTTATCAGCCTTTTGAAGCAGGGATAACTTTTTATCTATTTGCTCCTTCTGGAATGCTTCTGGTTTTTTGATTTGCTCTTGGATGTACTCACGGGCTTCTTTATCACCAATGCCAAGAGCCTCCAGGTATTTACCCTCCGATACCTTCTTACGGAATAGGGAATTAGCGGCCTCATTAATAGACTTGAGGTCGTTCACATCTTTATCTGTGTACGGAGTTGTACGGGTACCGGCGGCCTGGGCGGTAAAGAATGATTTTGGAAGGATGTCTTTTACTAACCCAGAGGCGCCTTTGTATGCGCTCTTAAAGAACCCGTCTTTCGACGATGTACTTTTTGGCGAACTCTCGTTTGAAGGTAGCTTTGGCGGCCACGTATGCGCGCCAAAGTCGTCCGAACCAGCTGAGGTAGATTCTTTTTTTTTTGGAGACTCTGTCTCCTGTGGTTTATCTAAATCCTCAAATGGCTTGTTAGGGTCAAATGCGGGCTTATTCTTTGGCTTTGGATCTTCTCTAATGGGCACTATTTTAGCCTCAGGCGCATCAACTGGCTCAGATGGCTTATTCGGATCAAACTTTGGCTTCTCTTGTGGTAAATCAGTCATGTCTTACTCGTATTTGCCAGTATCTTCATTCCATGTGTACGTGAATCCACCCTGAGCCCTATTGCTAGGCTGTCCAGAAGGCAGCGGAAATTTAGCTTTTTTCTTTGTCTCTGGCACGGCCGGAGTAGGAGTGTTTTGGACTGCAGCAGTCTTCTCACGGTATACTGCCTGATACGCATCATCAAACCGGCGCATATCATCACTCCACTTGTTACGGTCTTTCAGGTTCAATCCGTTGGTGATGTTGTTGATCTTATCCAAATCAGCCTGATCCGCACGGATGAGCTGATCAGATCGAATGGTGGTAATACCACTGCTCGCCGCGGCGTTCAGAATGTCCTCATCACTCAGGTCGCCATTGTTTAGCTTCTCCTTGAGCTCATTGATAGAATTTAGCTGCTCGTTGAGCTGCCCCAGTTTCTCTTTGTCTCCGACCTTTGTCGCCGCACCGATCTGGGTGGCTAAATCGTAGGAGTTGTTTTTGATGTCACCGAGCATTCTGGTCTTGTCAAGCACATACCCGCTCAGCGCAACCCTGGGGGCAGGCTCGAGGTTGTTGAATTCCTTGGTAGGCAGCGCGCGCAGCTTCTCAATCAAAGCGTCTGTGCTCTCTGCCTGAATAGGATATGGGCTGCCGTCTTTTTTATATACCTGCAGTTGATACCCGGTAAGGTTGAAAGGCTGCTTGCCGACCACCTGGGACTTCCTGCCGGAGGTTACCAAGTAAGCGTTCCGCGACTCAGCATCGAACGTGATAGGCTTACCGGTAGTTGTCCCCTTGCTTATCATTAATACGCCGCCGGGGCCAGCTAATGACCCCTTCTGGCGCCGCATGGCCCCGGTGTGTGCCGCCTGCTCGCCGTCGGCCGGTACATCGTACTCCGTGGCTGTATTGAAATATGTTGGAGAATACGCGATCGCGTCGTTTTTGTACATCCCACCGGTAGCCTTCTGATCGGTCTTTGTTTCCACCGACACTTTTGTCTGTATGGTAGCCGCATCCTTTAAGTCCTGTTTGGCCATCTCCCGTTTCCGAATACCGAAGTCCTGGCTATTGATGATGTTCTTTTTTGGGTTAGTGATGAGCTCATTCATCACATCTTCATCAGACTTATCCTTCATCCAGGCTGCCCGGCTGTCGCCGCTGGCTCGCATGGACTTTATCTCCTCCTGTAGCTGATTGTCCAGTCTCCAAGTGTACTTTTGATCAACCCGGCCCTCATCATCACTCTTAATGTACATGATGGCGTGTTCGTCGGTCACTTCTGGTTTACCTGTTTTAGGGTTCACAAAAGGCGATGAACTTCCCTCCATCTTGGCCGCGAACGGGCTTCCGGAGCTTACCTCTTTTTGCTTCTGGCCAAACGTATTGACCCAATCCGCCAGATACTCACGGTCTTTAAAGGACTGTGGGTTTTTGCCACCTATTACTTTGTATGCATTCTCAAGTCTATCCCCCCGATCTATAAAATTAATATCATGCTCCTCACCAAAGGCCGCATCACTCCAGTATTTCTTATCGACACCAGGCTCGTAGTATTTGTCTTTCTTGGCCCGTTCATCAATGATCGAATCGCCGCGTTTGAATAGCTCATCCTGCCGGCGGCGCTCCTGGCTTTGTGTCTCAAGCTCATCGGCCAGGCTCTTGGCGCCTTGTATCTTATGGCCATCCTTCTCCTTCATCCCTTCCTTCATCATGGATGTAACAGCCTTAGCCCCTTCCTCAAAGTAGATATTATCGTTCTCGAATGTACCTTTATTGATCGTGTACTTGTATTCGTCGATCTTCCGCTGTTTTGCTTTTTTATTTGCCGCGATGCTGCCGAACAATCCGACAAGGGCTTTTGATGCGCTCGCTAACGGATTGACAGCCTCAGGTACAGGTGCTTCGTAAAATTCGCGGTATGCCACTGATTACTTGTTTTTGAGTGAGTCGATCTGTTCTTGCATCATGTTCATGATGGCTTGTTGATCTTGTATGGCCTTAATGAGAACCGGCACAATCTCATTGTAGTTAATCGACATGATTGTTTGAGTGCCTTCGCCAGTCATTACCTCTACATCAACTACAGACTCAGGCACTATCTCGTCGGTTTCCTGAGCTATTAGGCCTACATGGTTAATATTAGATCCTATGTACTTGTACTCCACCACGTTCATCTTCATAACATCGGATAGGCCGTACTTAGTCGCCTTAATATCTTCCTTGGTTCTCTCATCCGAGATCACTGATCCAAGCATACCAAATAACCCGCCAGAGCCACCACCCTCACCATTTCCGCTACCGCCCTGATCTGACGTCCCCTGAGTCGCCGCAGATCCCCCTACAGCAATAGCTACCCCGGTAAATGAGTCAGTGATCATCTGAGATCGGCGCAATTTTTCATTGGCCCGCTGCAGTTTTTGCTGATATGGCATATTCACGTTATAATTCCACGCCTTATCCTTCTCATCGATCATGGCATTGTTGGCCGCATATAAATTTTGTAGCTTACCTTGTTGCATGCTAGCCTCATCCTGTGCAAGACCACGGAGTTGTCCAGTTTTATTCGCATTAATGGCAGCTATTGTGCTGAGTAACGATGAGGTGCTGCCAGAGATGTCTTTAGCCATAGCAGCTGAGTTTGCTGCCTCTTGGTTAATATTCTCCTCCTGCATCTGGATAGATCTATCCCTGCCATATGCTTGCGATCTAGCAGACGATTGGGTCTGCGCTGCCTCATCCGGAATCTCGTATTTTGGCCGATTCTTAATGGTATTCCTGATCTCCTTCTTAGCCTTTCTCGATCCAAACATAATTTCCTCGTTTAGTTGCTAATTTACAGGATTTTTAGGCGATTCTATATAGCCAGCTGAAACATAGTGCAGTAGGCTTCTATGGATAACATCTGGAGCTAAAGTAAGCAGCACTTGGATGGCCTTGCTCCTCATTTTTTGCCCTTCAATTATCGGGTTCACTGTGTTTGGTGTATTCTCATCGTTCTGCATCGGTGCCCAGTACGTATCCTCCTGATCCTCAAACATCGTCAGTGGTATGTTCGACTGTTGAATGGTTTTTTGCCCTCTGTACTCACTGATAATCCTTTCCGCCATCCATGGGTCAGTTGCTACTACTGCAAGAGTCTGCCATGATTTGACCATTATCTGAAGTGGATTGAACACTGGCTCAATCTTAACAGGATATTTCACACCGTAGAATGTGCCATAATCGGGACCGCGCTCATGTAGAAATACATTTCCATTAACAAAGCCTATAAACAAATTACCAATCTTAGCGAACCTCTCCGGATTATAACTATGACATCCTTTCCACCGAGTGTCAGCCTCACTGAATATTGTGCCTTTATAATCTGAATACCCTCTAAAAGATTCCGGCAGCGAGCTGTGGTCAATTCTGGTTACCAGTTCATCGTTGAATGGATCAAATTCACTAATCACTCGAGGTATCTCATCGGTTATGTACTTGGTCATCAGGAGATCTCCAATTTCCTTAAACCAGTTCCTCATTTTATTATCCGATATTGCCGTTAACCCATCACGACTGTATCTGATCCAGCTTCCATTAATTGCATCCCAATAATAAACTCGGCCGCGCTTTTTGCTTATACTTTCCGGATTAAGAGTTCCGAAACTTCCGACCAGCGCATTGAAGCTGCCCAGCACTTTATTGCTCAAAGCAATCTGGGTGTTACCGCTAAGATCCTCTATTGTTGTCCTGTTGACATATATGCTCCACGTCTCTCGTTCTCCAATAGCTAAGAATATAGATCCAACAGATTCGACCTGGGCATTAGTAACGTTTACAAGATCCCGTATCCTTCCGTATTCTGATGGGTATATGAATTGGTCTTCCTCCCGGAAATTATTGAGGTTGTTAACAAAAGACTCCTCGATAATTTTACCACCAAATCTGACCTGTGTCGGCTTGAATTTAGCTATTGGATAATTCGAGTATGAAATGCTAGGCCGGCCATTGCCACGGTCCCAGTATCCATATGTCTGACTTCTTAAATTAGTCATGCATGGCGAGTTAACTGTTTTCACTTGGCCGCCACCTAACCCCAGATCCCGGTAGTTGGTCTTGCCCATCATTGTACAGTCACCAAGGGAGAAAGGTATCCTGCTGTACACACGTACAGCCCCATACTCAATACATGTGATGCCGTCGTTATTGGTGTATGTCCAGTCACTTTTTGACCACGTCCTTTGATTTGTTCCCGGGAACAATATAGGATACCATTCTCCTGTCTCATAGAATATGTAGTCCGCAGAGTCTGAATCCTTTGGCGTGTACACCTCTATCGTGGCATCCTCTAAAATAAAATTAGATCCATTCGATGTAGCGACCCATGCAAGATCATCTGGTTTTTTGCAAATAATAGCCTTCCCGGTAAACTCTAAAATGAGTTCGTCATAAACAGCTTTTTGCTCCTCCGTCGGATTTACCACTGCGCTACCGACAAATCTTACCCTATCTCCATGTCGGAAATTATAAAAGAGATTATTCATCGGATTATCGACTAATCCACTTGCATCTTTTTTACTGGCGTTGTACCAGTTATTAATGTCGAAGTATAGGCGACTTCCATTAGCCATAACGGTAGCCTGAATAGTCTCACGCATTTGCATGACCAACTTTGGCGCTATCTTATTCGATAGTAAATACCTATTAAGACTTTTATCCCTATTGGGACTGGTGTCAAAGAAATATTTACCGGCACTATCTCTTGTCACCAATCCATTACCTACAAATGGATTTATCCTAGCACTTTGTACTTCATCAACTTTCTGGCTGAATTCATACCCCTCAACTATCCCAGAATTCTCAAAATGTTGAGATATTCTGTTTTTCATGTCCTGAGACAAAGTAGTTACGTCATTTAATGCGGCCGCGACATTATCAATGAGCACGGTGGCCTTATTAAATAAACCGAACATGAAGTAGTCTATGTTCAAACAATTAGTCCTGACAATCTGGTAGGACACTGCCCATTTAGGTGGAATAAAATTTGGGCTTAGTTTGAACGTCAGGCCATACCCACCTTCCTCTACTTTCTTTTCATTAGGGACAAGGTAAGACCATTCATCGTTGGTATATGTACCGCTGACACGGCCTTTGCTGTCTGAGAATACTATTCCTACTTTATACCTTCCTCTTGATTTAAATGTATGGTCAGTTATAGAATTTCTTTTAGCTAATTCCTGAGCATCAAGCGCACTCATGCCAGTGAATGCAGGTATTACCAAATTCCAGTTATCATTGGTGGTAATCATACTTCTCCTGACGACTCCTATATTCGTCACGATAGGCCTAATCGATGGTTCGTCCTCATCAAGACAGTCTCCAAATACAAATCTGTTATCAATAGAGTCGACGGTTCCAGCCAGTAACGGTACGGTATCGAAAAGTTGGTAGAAGTCAATTTCAGATATCGGGGTTGAATTGGCCTCCCCATAAAAACGTACTACGTTGTCAAACGTACCCCTATTATCAAGAGTTTTGAATAGTCTCCACAGATCTGTTTCCCCCTCTCGGTACACAATTTCTATGGCCTGTACCGCAGCCACAAATTTAGGGTCAGAGTGATTGAAATAGTTGTACTGACTACCGCTGTCCGGGTTATTGTACAATATCCCTGGTATAAATAGTTCTATTGCCGTTATTGATGGAGGGGCGATGTTTGTACCGCTTGATAGTGTCGGCTTGTTGTTAGCCACACTTGTCGGGCTAAACCTTGATTTTAGGTTACCTTTATATACATATCGATATGCCCATTGATACACTTTACCCTCAATCTTAGCCCTATTATTTGTGACGCCATCGTAGTATGCTCTTGTGATCGGCGGCATCGTCGGAGCCCACTTATGGAAACTGATGTGAAACTCTCTAAATTCAGCATCACCAAGAGCAATAAAAAGTTCTCCTATTTCGTCTGTATTGATAAGTCTTGGTGTATTTATCCTGTCTGTAAAAGCCATCCAGTTGTCTAGTTTCGCGAACTTAACAAATGAATTTTCCTCGAATTTTAGCCCAGTCCATCGCAATAGTTCAAATACAACGTTCTGCAGTGGATCGAAATATCGGATAGAGTGGTTACCCGATGAATTATACACCGCGTAATACTCTCGCTGAAATTCAACATCCTCGAATATCCCTATCGTCCGTTCATCACCATCTGGCTTACTGGAAAGTGAATACCCATTGATTCTGAAATACTCAAGATCCAGGTGCGTTGGGCCCCCTGCGATGCCTTCCAGTCTAATGCCAACTCCAGTACAGTTCTCTGGTAATGATAGTGTTAATGTTTTTTCCTCGTATGTATTTACGCCATCAGAGTTAATCTTCACGCTGGATAATACGGATGATCCATTCATGAATACCGCAGACAAACTTACTCCTGACGTAAATCCTTCTATTATTTGATACCTAAAGCTAATTGTGACTTTATTGTCGTATGAACCAACAGGCTGATACATTACATTGCTGACAATAGCACCGCTAAGAGCTCCGATTATGATTGCCCTGTTAGTGCTATACAGCCATGGAGTAGAGCCGGCTGTATGAAGCCATGGGGCAAGTGACCCAACGAAATCCGGGTTAGTAACCAGAGACCCATAGGTTATATAATCTGTTACTTCTGAAGTATCTTTTATATGCTCTCCATCCCCAAAAGAGTCAAATCGGCTGGACCCTATTCGCATGTTCAGAGCATATTTATAATCTCCAACTTGAAACAATGAGTTGCCAGACTCACTGCCTGGGGCTGGAGTTATAATGCTGTCATCCTGATTCATACCGCCAGAGGGTGTGAACATTGATTGCTCGTTCTGGTCAGCCATTATATCTTAGGCGTTAAGCGTGTGTTCTTGCGGCTAATATTTATCAGGTCCTTGGGAGTAAGATCATTAAATCTTGCTCGCACTTTCACTTCAGCAAAATACAGATCAGTCCCCTTCCTTCGTATGCTGGACTCCGTTGCTTTCGGGTTATTCTTCTCCTCAAATTTGAAGTCCATGAACTTGATCAAGTAGTCTTTCATGTACGGATGCACGACGGTCTCTCCACAAGGATCGAATCCATTGGTGATGTACTCTACATATACCTTTTGAGGGGCGTGGCTGTAGTCCAGCAGGAGCTCTTTAAAAGCACCTTTGTCGTGTAGTTTAAAATACCCTTTGCTTGGAAGGCCGCCTCCGATACCCCAAACCGAAGCGCCATTGTAGTTGAAGAAATAGTATCCTCCGTAATCTGTGAAGTCAATTCCATTGGGCATGTTCTGGCTAAGCATACCTCTCACCAAGTCGTTCCTGTTTAAAGATCTGTTGTCTGACCGTAGATCATCATTGACTCCCATTGTGATGCAGTACTGACCATATGGTATTCCTACCTTAACCCAATCAACAAAATCAGGAGGCAATATAACCGTCCTCACCGCGGTTACATCAAATAGGCATGTCTTTACATCCTGCCACACGTCCATCTTAATCTCCTCAAGGCCACGGATGGCCCACTTCAGAGACTTATTGAACCAGTGCTCAGTGAGGTCGTTATCATCGATGAAATCATCTACGATCGCGGAGACTTTGTAATATCTTGATTCATCTGCCATTATGCGTTATCATTTGAGTCCCTTACCCTGTCGGTCGGCTGTTCACGGCGTGACCGGAACCAGGCGACTAAAATCATAATCAACGCTTTCTGTTTGTCGGCAGGAATTGGATAGACCTCGTCATATCCTATCTGGGATGAGTCCCTGATCACCAGCGATACACCAAATTTCTCTCCGTATTTCTTTGATACGTTGGACTCCCCAAAAACAAATCTACGGCCTTTCGGATATCCGAATAAGCGCCCCTGCATGTTACCGGCCTTGTTGTTCTGATACGATCTCAAATCACGGTGCGAGGTAATCACTACCGACTGATTGTACTCCCCGCGCTCCAACGGCCATATCTCATCGATGCCACGGTTCCTTGGCAGATCAACCCACGCCGCCGGCAGATCAAGATAGCTAGGCTGCCCATTAGCTACATCCACTACCGTTAGCGCATTGTCGTCATCCCACCTGGTTAGGAACTGCTCATCCAGGTTGGCGCTTGAGAACTTCCAGTTGTCAAAAAAGCTAGTCCTGGCCATTTGATTGACCTCGGCATCCATCCGGTTAAAAACCTCCCGTTCATCGATCTTGAAATCGATATTAGGCTTATCGTTCTGCAACTCAATGAGCACCTGTTGGGCGAACCATCTCTTGCTTCCTATCATACGCCAGAGGCCTCCTGAACCATCGCCATTTGGGTTACTGTACTCATGTCAATATTCATCCCGGCGTACTTACATATGCGCCAGCAGATCTCAGTGTGCATGCTACGATCGACCTCAAAATTATGACTTATTATTCCAGTCACCCCAGGCACGTTTGTGGAGTTGTATACAGGAGATCCGCTAACCATCGTGTAGTCCCAGTTAGGATCTTGTGGGTATCTTAAATATGTCCATAGCACATCAACCGCGCTAGGATCAATCCGTATTTTATCGCCATAGAATACAGCCACTGGATGAAGATCATCAGGTGGATATATGAGGCTTTGTTTAACGTCAGCATATTGGTCGGTGTCGATGATGTCGATAGGGATGTAGTCATCCGTCTGTATCGAATCAATGTAAAAATAATCTTCTGGGTAGTCTGCTAGCCCAGCGGTGAGAGTTAAAGCTACGGGGCCGTTAATCAGCTCCCGTAGCTCATTCTTAACCTTTGCGTCAATTTTGTATCCATATTGAGGCACCATCCGCTGATCAAGCTTTTTAACATTGGTCAGGCGATCGGAAATAGCTTCAATCTGAGCCACAATAGCCCAGTTATTGAAGTCAGACGGCTTCACATAGCCACGCTGGTTCTTGTTTACGATCGAGTTAACGAGACGGTATGCCTGATCTATGTTCATTTTTGCACTTGGTTGCTGCGCTCATACAGCTTATTAAGAGTCTCTTCATCTGGGTCCTCAGGCAGGATGAAAGGAGAAAACACTCTCCACCAGTTAAAGTCCATATCGTCCGGTATGTCTGTAGTGAGATGAGGCTCGATCTCAACGACTGTCTGAAGATACTCCTTTTTCTCCTTACCGGCCTTCAGAAGCGCGTCTGTCGTGAACTTGAATCTGGTGGACTCTTCCTCTCGGACATCACCGTTCAGCGATCTCGTTTTGACCGGCGATTTCTCTGTGACCGCATACCCGTCCTTGTCTTTTGAACAATACTTGATATCAATCTCCCGCTCTGTCTCCGACGCCTCATCCTCGATGTGTTTTGTCTTCCCGTACATCTTTGTCAATGCGTACAGAAATGGTCTAAATTGAGCGGAGTGTGTAGCCATGTACCGCTCCTGATTTCGTCGAAAATTCAATACCTTTTCAATAGTGACTTGAACTGCCATAAATTTGTTTAGTTAATAACCAAAATTAGACAATTACATCAATAATGTCCAGCTGGTTACCCACACCTCTTCAAAAGAGTCATCAGCCTTCTTGAAATACATTTTCAGCCTTACATATCTACCCGAGTCCTCTGGGTTTATGTTCAGTATCCGTGATGTCTCGCCAGCTAGTTCCTTTGAACCCAATCCAGTAATTGTGTTTGATACGTACCACTGAAACGTCGACACATCCGTGTTCCGATCGTTCATGCTCAGACCCATACCCTTCAAGTTCCACTCGCTGTCAGCGGTCAGGCGGAAGTCTTGTGGCACTTTATAGCTTTGGGCTGTGCCCGGGTTGTGAGCTCCGTCATAGCTCGGGATGCTGTTCGTATCCCAGGTGATCGCCTCCCAATTAATGGCATCAATATCCGGCCGGGTGGTCGGAGTGCTGCTGTGAGTCAAAAGGCATATGAAGTACCGATACATGATATTCTCTCTCCATAATGCGACAATGTCTCCAGCATTATACGAAATAGGCTCCCCGGCACGGTCAGTCCAGTAAGCGTACAGATCTGCCCACTGCTCAATCTGCTCAGCCTTTTTGCCAGGGAATCCGGTGTTCTTGTAATCCGGCGCCGGCATCGCGTTGTCCTGCACGTGCCCGTATGATTCGTATCCGGCATCTGTCTCCAGCAGGCTGGTTTTGGAGTTGTCCCAGGTTAGGTTTATCAGCGACACCTTATCCGGTCCATTCTTAGCGGAGATGGCATACGGGAACACCGTCTGATTGTCGATCTCGTTGTACGTGTTGTTGAATTTCCGGAAGTACAGATCTCGAAGCTCCCATTTAACCCCATGATTCATTGTGGTGTTCATGTAGACCCCTAGGCGACGTCCATCATTTATCAGTCCATTCCGGATAATAGCTGGGGCATTGTTTGGGCTGCCGATGCTCGATCCCAACAAAGAGAATCCAGAGTCAGCCCAGCCATCAATGATGAAGTTCTGCATCATATTGTCGCCCTCATCCACCAGCCATTGGTTACACCCACCCTGGAACTCTTGAAAGGCCGCTTTCCATTTGTATGCCGCCGCGTAGGCAACGAAATTTTCACATACACCTTTCTCGGCGGATTGCAACAAATGTTGCAGCTGGATTGCCTCAGTAGCGGTCTGGGCACAAACAATGTCTTTTATCCGAACTTCCTTAAACTTAGCAAATGGGCTACCTAAGGTTTGACCAACATAGAATCCTTCGCCATTGATAGAGTCATGCAGGTATAGCTGCCGGGCATCAAACTTATCCAGGGTCACATTGGCGTTGCCTGGCAGGATGCGTAGCGAACAATATCCGTGCTCAATCTCAATGCCCCGCAAGCTGATGGATTTCATTCCTGAGGGGCCGCTGATCATCAACTGAAATGGCTCTTCCGAAAGCCTTGTGCCTCCAGAGATGAAGAATCCAAACTTCCCGGCCATGCCGCCGCTCCACGGGTACTTCATGCCTGGATGGTTCTCTGTAGCGCCGTTTATGGAAAGGTTAGGGATGTCTGCCAGAAGCCACATACGGGCAGTATTTGATGCGCTACTCATCGACATCTCTACCTGCCCCCTCAGCGGACGGAAGGTAATCGGGTTGTCAGCATCACTTACCCCTGACCAAATAACATTATTATTGTGGGTCTCGACTGCGAACAGCGGGGGCAACACTCCCATATCAAACCATATGCGCCCACCGAACCGTATACCGGACATCTTGGAAGCTAGATTGTTGATGTATATCTGACCCTTTCCACTAGCGGTGGAGAATGGGGTGTCGATTATGTAATCCCCAGCCTGCAGCTCGCCGTTGGTGTCGGTTGCGAAATTAGCCTGATCAAGAAGTGTTGCCAGCCTGTCTGCCATTATTCTTTGGTTACCGGAAATTTGTACTTCGCCCCGCTTTCGGTGACGATGTGAGCTTCGCCTTTGAATATGAAGCCCGTGGTAAATCCGTCGACGATCTCTACTGGAGGCTCAGGATCTGTCGGAGGATTCGGTTGCTTCGATTTACTGTGCGCCAGCAGCCATTCGAACCAGGTGGGCTCTCCAACTTTCCACTCCCTCAATTTTGCTCCTTCAAAGGTTGTGATAAGTTTACCGTCCTTGGTCATTTCAGCCTTAGCTTCACCAGCGGCGTTGTAGACGTAATCCCATGCCGAGTGGCCAATGTCATCATACACTATCAACTCAAATCTCTTAGGGTCCAGTTTTTGTCCGGCAGCAATGAATCTAGCCGAGGCGCCAACCATATTCGCACCACCATCATTCTCGCCGGCATGGGCCTGGATGTACTGGTCGTTGTCAATAATGCGCTTCACATTCGGTATGGCGCTGTCCAGGTTTGTGGCCATAGGCGTAAATGTGCTGTATGTCTTGTATATGTCAGATCCTTCATTAATGAAGTCCCTTATCATATATCCACCAGACGATAAGCCGGCCATGTGTTTGCTGCCCTGATCAATCGTCTGGTAGTGCTTATCGGCCCAAACCGCGAAAGGAGATGCCTTGCCCCAGCCATTAGCATCTTGTGGCACCAGCACCAAGAACGGAACATCGTTCTTCCGAAGCCATAAAACAATGTTCCTCTGAAGGCGGTCCAGTCCACTGTCCGTACCTGATCCTGTTTCGCCCAATCCATGCCACCATGTGAGCATGGGAAATTTCTTAGTCCCGTCGTATCCCACCGGCAGGAACTCGACATAACCATTTGGGTTTCCCCGCTGGCCTTTTACCACTTCCGTTTCTTTCATTTTATGTTTTGTTTAGTTAATCCCAAGGTGCATTAGCAGCAAACCAGCTCCACATGTCCGCTTGCTGTTCTGATGTAAGCTCTACTGATTTTACAAAAATATGGCTGATGTAAGCATCCGCGAATGTACCTGTACCAGAGTTATTGGCCCCTATCCGTCCGTTGTTTACACCTATCGCGAAGGTTACCGCGGGAACAGCGTTATTCACAAACTCACCATTGTTCAGGTTTATCTTACTGGTATTTGATGTGCCACTGATCACGAACCGGAATACTCCCCATTGATTCGTCGGAAATGTGTAGCCTGTATTTCCGCCGGATAGATATACACCGCCGGTATTACGTACCTCAATCAAATGATCCGTGCTAAAGCTCATCATTCGCTGCCACCCTGGTATCTGTGTTTTCAGCTTAGCCCTTACCCATATCTCAACCGGCATGCCGTACTGAGGGTTAGGCAAGTCCAAAACAAGCTCCCGTGACAATGAGTTTGTGAACTCAGCGGCATCCTGTGAACCGTTATAAGTAGGCATTGGATCACTACCGTTCCTTGTGCTGTTGGCCCCGCCGAGAGTGCCTTCATTCAGCCAGTATTGATTTGTTGATATGTCAACAACGCCAGACGGTCGATGCGCGGTAAACCACGTCAAATTTGTGATCGGGTTGAATACGTTGTCAGCAATGGCTGGTGTGTAAATAGATGTTACCGGATCGCCTTGATTATTGATGCCCCCGATTTGAACGGGCGTCACAATACATCGCAGATACTTGCCAACATCTGCATCTACCAGAATGTGTGTGGCTCCGGTAGCCCCAGATATTGCCGACCCAGATGACCGAATATTATCGGCCCGATACCATTGGTACAAATGGACGCCTTCTGCATATGATGATGCGGAGAAGAATCCATCTGTTACAACTGTTAATGTTTCGCCCTTAATGGTTGTGCCTAAAATGGACACATAATCAATGTATGGGGCTTTACATTGTTCTGGCTGTCCAACATCAAATGAAACCTCAAGCGTATACTGCGTTTGGTTCATCAAAACATTTTCAATAAAGGGGTCGACCGGAGTCCCACCACCCTGAAAAAATCTCGAACTCTGTATTACCCCTATAAACATATTAACACACGTTTTTAAGAAGTCCAGGCCGCTGCTCCAGTATTAAGTCGTGTTATTACATTCTGCCAATTAACAGAAGGATCTCCAGCCACTGCATACTCGACATCACAGTTCATGTACTCTAATGGCGCGTCCAGTGATGTTCTTGCTCCTATGCCACCACCATCAAGGCCAGGTCCAGTGGATGCCACCGCGGATGTCTGATCAATGGTGATATTTTTTATGAATCCAGAAACTCCAGAGGCAGTTCGTATGAGGCCATAGAATGTATTCGGGTCTAGGTCGCCTTCTGCGGCAAACGTAGTGTCTGTTTGTGTGGCCGCTCGCCACAGAACGCCACCGCCGCTGGCCGTTGACCGTTGACGGACAGACCTGCTGCCTATTGACGCGCCGCTCGCCGACCCACCACCAAATAATGCCGCTGCTACTCCTGTTGATCTATTGGCAACAAGTTTAACCCCTTGGAAAAAATTATCCTGAGAAGCATATGATATATCATTTGTGCCATATTTAATTTTGTAATTAAATGAAGCGATCTTACCGTTAGATGCCAGTCCGTCAAAGGTGATAAACTGATTAGCCGTAAATCCAAACGGGTTGCTGTTTTGCGCTCCCCTATCAACGATTGATGTCTGACCTCTAAGGTCAGCGAAAAAGTTTCTTCTATCCGATGATTTAAACCAGTGGATAAGGTCTAACAGATACCAATCATTCAGCCCAATTCCAGCAATAATAGCTTCCATCACTGCTAAGTTGGCAGGAGACATATCCACAAACTGGCAGCATGCTATATATCTAGCCTCTTTTGTTAAAGAAGAGTTTATATACCATCTTGCCCACTGTCCGCCCCAGTTGATATTGCCATCATCATTCAAGTGTACGTTATTAGTCTGGTTGTAGCCATTCTGGGACAGACTGGCCATAGTCGGGCCTTTAAACACTCTTGTGTTATTCTTAACAAGTTGGTCAAGAATTTTACGTATCGTCAACTGCCGGACACCAGATATATTGTTAGGGTCTGTTATAATTGCTGTATTATTCAGGTAGCCTGTTGGAGCCCAGACAATATCTACTCCAGGGAAGTCAGCTAATAATCGCGTGATCAAAGACTGCATTCCAGTGGCCACGTCAGTGAGCGCGCTAGACGCCTGGCAATCATTAGTGCCGAGTCCAATATAAATTGCTTTTGGTTTTGTTACCCCGGCAGCTGCCATGGCTGCGGTTATGCGGCTGACAAAAGTTGAGTACAGCGTTCCGCTTGTATACCAAGTATTAGTTGGCTGGCCAGGATCTGGCCACGCTGTTGAGTTCCCAACCGCCGCATTTACAATGATTGTTTTTTTACCAGTAGATGTGAACACCGCATTCCCGTATGGTATCCATGGAGCACCATTTGTCTCCCCTAACATATGACTACCGACAACCATCTGAATTTGAGACGCCCCAGAATTCCATTGGAATACAGCTCCTGATATAGCATTTGGGAGGGTTGTTCCTGGAGATGAGACCCCTAGCATGTGCGACTCTCCTAGAACACCAATAACTTGCTGGTTATCTGCATTGGTGTCATCAGACGATCCGCCGCCAGTAGCCTTATTACCTTGTATAGCAGAGTATATCAATCCTGTAAACATAAAATAGTGTTAAGGTAATGTTGTTCCTAAATCAGTGGCTGCATTAAAGGCCCCTGAATTATCTATGGTTATCCTCCAGTAATGCGCATCAGGGCTTTTCCAAACAAACCCTTTCGTACTATCATCAACAACTACATCACTTGTAGATAGTACATGCCTATTTCTTGGATCAAGAGTTATGATGCCATCCACACCGGTACCTGCTATTCTTCTCTGTCCTGACTGAATAAGAACGCTTCCGCCATTACCGTTTCCAGATCCAGTAAAGGCATCTCCAGCAATAAAATTGGAGTTCGATGCGGATACTGTTCCGGCTGTTCCGTCGCCAGAGCCAAAAGTTGAGGCGGTGGAACCATCGCCACCCTTAACTACAATACCAGCATTGCCAGTGCTTGTGATTGTGTTGCTTGAAAATGTTACGTAGTTGTTGTTTGCGTTATTTCGAATTATCGTGGTTCCGTCGTTATCTATAACGATATATGCCCCCGTGGTCTGATCGAACGCCTCTAATTGCAGCGGTATAGAAGAAATGCCTGATCGTACCTTCGCTGCTCCATTGCCTAAGCTTCCTATAGTAACAAGACCTGTGCCTTTAGCGATCAGGCCTAAGTTGGCATTCGTCGATGATGACGCAACATCAATAATCTTGTCACCGGATACAGCGGCATTGCCAATTCGGACAGTGTCAGCAATGAGCCTGTTGTTCGTTGCGTCATATTCAAACCCAGCCTCATCCGTGATTGTTGTGGAGGAGTTAGCATACGGGACTCGGCCCGCAGTGAGACCCGATATACTTCCGCCGCCGCCTTGCTGATCCAACTGGAAGCGAGCACCGGTACTGTCAGTCCAATAGATGTGGGTATTCGTTGTTTCAATAGCCCCACTTTCCGGTGTAGTTAATAAGGTACCACCAGCTGTAATCTTCAATGGCGCCGTATTGGCTGTAGCTGTCCCGGCCGGCAAATGAACCATGGCAGTAGGGGACATAACTGCTCCAAGACCCCATTTTTGAGCCGCTGTTATGATCCCAGCATCTATGCTGTTATTCGTTCTAAAGGCAATGGTACCACCGGTTCGTCTAGTCAGGAACAGCATACGATCAGCACCGGCACCGGAGACAGCAGTGCCTCCTATATTTATCTCAGCTATTTGGTTAGTCTGATTATAGAATGTAAGTTGCCCGGTTGATGTGCTTGACTCCCATCTAAATCTACCGATCTCTCCAGATGTACCATGCCTAACCTCTAATATGGTAGTTGTAGCAGGAGTCAATGTCCCGATACCAACCCTACCAGAAGCTATAGACAAGCCTATATGCTCGATTGGATTTACTCCGGAGACAGTAGGATTGTAAACGATGCCTCTAACGGTGTTACCGGTGAAGGTACTAATCGCAATAGTGGGATTTATCTCAAGACACGTTATAGTCTGTGTGTTAGCGCCAGATGTGATAGTGCCCGAGTTATAGTAATTCGTGTACGCGTCAGAAGTTATATCTCGCAGAGTAACGGTAGGAGCTATGCTTGAATAATATTGACCGTTAGCAGAAGTTGTAAACGTGCCGGCAAAGTTTAACTGATTAGCTACGTTACTGTTTATAGTAACCGCTCCAGTTAATGTTGATGTGCCATTTAATGCCCACCAAACCTGAGAGGAGCTACCAGTGCCTCCATTTGCCATCGGTAGAATTCCAGAGACGCCATTCGTTAGGTCTACCTGTGACCAGGCCGGGCTATTGCTTGCCCCGGTATTACTTAGATACCTTGTTGCGGATGTGCTTTTAGTAAGCGCCGATATTGTGTTTGTTGCCGATCCGTAAATTATATCACCTTGCGCAACCGATGCTAATCCGGTACCACCCCTGGTTACTGCCAGCTGGCCAGTCCATCCGGCAGTAATTGACACTGCCCTGAGTAGAGATGTGGCTGGAGTTCCGCCAAGAGTCAAGGTCACATTTGTGTCATCTACCTCCGTTAATGCCGCCGCTCCTGTTATTGAGGTAGCTGCCGGAGTTACTGTAACGTTGACCACATCTGTGATAAGGCCCTTCCCGTTAACAATAAATTGTGCCACTTGGGTAGCATTTCCGAACGTGCCTACATCACTGTTCACTGTAGCCAGCGCAGTCGTTATGCCTGTCGCGCCGCTGCCGGTGACGTCACCCGTAAGAGTAATCGTTTGGTTCCCGGATATGTAGGTAGGGCTGAAGTACTCCAGTGCAGTAGAACCAGCATTAACGCGCAGGAGCTGATTGGCTGTGCCGAGTGCTGTCAGGCCTGTACCACCTTTGCTTATGCCGATAGTGGTGGCATTCCATGTGCCGGTCGCAACAGTACCGAGAGTTGTAATTGAGGTTTGTCCGACATAGGTTGCGGCAATATCTACAGTAGGATCAGTGCTGGTGCCTCCTATTGTGATCCGGTTGGTTGTGCCGCCGACAGAGTTTACGGCACCGCCTCCAGAACCACCAGCGCCAAGAGCACCAAATCCATACCAGTCATTAGTCCCTTTGTATGTCCATGTTGCCGCGGTATTCTCATTTTGGATGTCGGTATCTCCATTAATTGTATGGAGAACAGAGGTTCCGTCATCAATATGGTTTATGACTCCGGCGCCTTCTGCCCGAGCGGAGGTGAAGCTGAAATCGGCAGTGAGACCAGAAGGGATCGTGACGGTACATCCAGCGACGTTGGTGAAATAGATCAAATACCCATCATCACCAGCTACTACGGTATATGTTGTTCCTGTTTCTTCCTTCTGTTGAAATGACGTTCCTCCACCACCAGTAGCATTCAAGGTTGTGCCTGTAATAGACAGGTTAGACCCTACAGTAAGCCATGTTACAGCCCCGGCGCTGTCATCCCAGAACATTATCCGGTCAGCCCCTGGATCAGTCAGCGATGCTCCTGTGCCACCATCAGCCAGGGATACATCAGTTCCACCTATTCTGTAGATGTATTGACCGCCAATCGTAACAGCAGCAGCCAGGTCCATTGTAGGAGTGTTGCCAGCTGTAAGTGTAGCAAATGTTGTGTAAGCGGTGCCATCAACATCGTATGCCTGTAGGAGCAGCGTATTAGCGGCCGTTGTCCCAGTCCGAATCGCGCCGGCAGTCTTAATGGTGAGGTTGGTGACAGCGGATATGTTGTCGCTGTTATCGATGACAATACCTGATCCTTTTATGGACGTACCTCCTGTATCATTCCATCGAACAATGGTGTTTACAGCCGTAGGTGACACACCAGATACGTTGCCAGGAGGAGTTGGGTCTTGCCATTGAGGAGTACTGCCAACTAGCGTAAGAACCTGGCCGGTAATACCAGGGGCTAATTCAGTCGCTAGGTTACCAGCGTCACCGACCCACATGGCATTATAGGCAAGTGATCTGCTCTGTTTGTTATTCAGTTGGCCTTGAATATTACCAGATGCGCCAGTCAGATAGTTTAATTGTGTCGATCCGACAGTCAATCCAATAAGCTGATTGAGCTCCACCGCACTTACCGATATATCGGTAATATCCGACACGACGAGGGTATGCCACTCGGTATTATAGTCGCTACCGTCTATTTTTCTCAGGTACTGAGATGCTGTGCCGCCAGCAGGTATCCCGTTAGCGGTAGGAGATCCCCAGTATACTGTCGATCCATTGGATGTCAACACCTCGCCATTGGCGCCGATGCCAAAATTTACCCAGTTAGAGCCATTGTATGTGATGACGTCACCAGCGGCAAGCGCGGTGATACTCACCGACAGCTTGCTGTTCAACTGAGTCTGTACCGATGAGGTTACATCCAGAAACTCAAGTGTCGCAGCCGTTACAAAACTCGCGATTGGAATTCCATTCGTATCCGATATTAAGACTTGCCCCGGGGGAATAGCGGAAGCATCCGTCATAACCCCGATCGAGCTGTTTACTACAAGACTGTTTGCGGCTCCATTGGCTAATTTCGACCTGGTTATCGCAGCTGTTGCATTGACATCAGCGTCGACGATGGCGCCAGCTGTTATTGAGAATACTCCTGAAGTGTTAAAAGTGACGTCTCCCGTAGGAATGAATGGAGTCGCTACGTTTGCTACACCAACCCAAAACTGGCCGGTCGGCAACGCATTCGACATCTTTCCATCAAGCTGAGTCTGAATAGGGCTGGTGACCCCATCAACATAATTCAACTCAGTGGTAGACAGTGTGGCGCCGTCAAGGATATTAACCTCTGCGGCATTGGCTGTGATATCCGATATCTTCGCCAGGTTCAGCGTGTCCCAAACGACATCATACGATGTGTTCGAGTTTTTACGGAGGTATTGATTAGTTGTTCCGCCGGATGGTAGCCCATTGCCTGAGTTAGCGCTCCATATGAGTCCTGTTGGGCTGGATGTAAGGACCGTTCCAGGAGGCCCCATCGGGAAGTTGGTCCACACCGGTCCATTATGGCCGATCAGGTCCCCCAGATTGCCTGGCACAAGGTCGAAATTGAATCCACCATCACCGAAGTTGAACTGGTACGTGGTGAGAGGCATCGGAAATATCGGAAGTTTCGGGAGCTCCGCTACCTCACGAAGGCTGAATAAAAGGTCATTAATAACCTCGACATCTTGGTACTGAATACCAACAACAGCAGTTCCGGCGCCATTCAGCACAACATGCCCCATGATCGTACGGTAGAGCATGGTAAGATCGATCAGCTGACTGATGTAAGCCTGCTGCTCCGCGCTTGTGTTAAGCGAGACAATCTTTACACCGATCTCACCAATTTTTTTATAGCTTTCAGACAGTATCTTGAAAGCGTCTGGGATTAACTGCTGCTGCATTTAGTGTTCACTTGTCTAATGATCTTATCCATCTCATTCGGACTTCCCTGGGCAAATTCTGAATCGGCAGACATGACCAACCCTGCTAAATAATATGCGTAGTTATTTTGACGAGCGTTACCATTCGAACAACTGCAATCATCCAGCTTAGCAAATAAGCTGGATAGGCATTTACTAGCTCGCGTCTTGATGTAAAAATTTTTGATGAATACCTCGACGTTTGTATTCGGAAGTAGGTCCAGCATATCTTCCTCTAGTACCTCGGCGAAGTACATGGTGTTTACTGGATCTTGCCCAGTGGAGGGCAGAATTGCCTTGTACACCTTATTGGTGGTGCCATAATAAAAAATGCTTGCATACTGGGTAATTATCCCACTGGCAGGCTGCTGCTCTACATAGTTCTCGCCCGCATCGTATGGCTGTATCCGTAGCTGTATACCTTCATACCAGCCATCCATTGGCGATTCAACGTTGTATTGCAGGTTAGTCAGTACATTGCCCTGATCAACTGGCAGAAGGTCACGGACCGCATCCTGATCGGTTTTAGACCACAGCAGATATTCTGCGGCATCACCCCTGGCTGGATTCCCGCCAGTCCCATAGTCCGGAGTCGTATTGTCTACTATGCCTATACCAATATTGTCAGCGTCTTGAGTGAATGTTAAGTCTGGGTGTAGAGCCATGAGTAGAAATTAAAAAGGCCATTGAATCCAATGGCCAATTTAAGAATTAAATCCCATTATAGGAATTACACCCAGTAATTGAGCATTTCCATCATTTCTTCGTACAGTGCCATTTTACCCTGTTCATTTTTTATGGCTTGAACGAAGTCTTCGATAGGGTCTGCTCCAAGCGGAACCATATGGAGTATTTGGCCGGTCTCAGTAAACTCGAACCGCTTCTTGCTTGCTTCATAGGTGATGATGCCCTTCCCGAGCCCATCGTGAATGTTTAACTTAATGGCAGGACCGATGTCTTTGAAGGAAGCAAAAAACTTACGTGGATCATTCCGGGCGGCAATTCGGAGATCTTGCTTGATCTCTCCTGGCTGGCGACCATCTACGAGGATACCAAACTGAACCGCATATCCAATGATTAGTTGCTGATCTTTGATTTCATCTCTCACGGCGATTTCAGCATCCATTGCCAAGTCAAGCAGGGCGGCCTGGAGAGCTGGTGAAATATTAGTCTTTAGGTCTACTCGTTCAAACTCAGGAGCATTGTCGTTATTTCGGTGTTTATTTGATCCATTCAGCGGATGGAGCTCCATGAATACGTACTCCCGGTAATCCTTCTCGACGTTCACATCCTTCACCCCGTTAACAAATTCGATGTCCTTAATGGTGTATCTGCGCTCCTCCTTTTGAGTTTCGTTATTGAATACCACTTCCTCGCGACCGAGGTTTTTCATTAGCTTGTTGCGCCGCACCGGGTCCGCCTCAAACTTGTCATAGAATGTGTATGTCCCAGGGAAGAGAGCATCATTCGCCACAGGCTCCTTACCGGTGGATGGATCTATGCGACCTCGGTTGATCATCCTGTACCTGGCTACTGCTGTCTTTGTAAGCGGCGGCAGAATAAGATCGCTAAGCCCCAAGCTTACCGCGCGGCGCCGTCGTGGGCTGGACCCATCTTCTCTTACAACCTTTACCGTGGGGCGCTCATCCATCTGGATACGGTCGATATCCGCTACAGCAGATGCCATTGGAGACTCATCAATATCTCTCTCCTCAACAGGCTGTTTATGTTGTGGTGTGCGCTCCAGCTTTTCTTGTCGGTAGTTTTTCTTATACTGCTTCGGCTCAGCTCCGGTGAAGTTCTCCTCTTCATTCTCAGGCTTTGGTCTCTCGATAATCATAATTTATTTTTGTAGTTTATTTTAATGCGTAAAAATATTTGTTTTTAAGGCTAAAAAGATGGCCACGAATGGCCACCTCCTTAACTAAACGCTTCTATTACAGGTTAACGGGTTTGCCGAGGATGTGCTTAGAGGCAGCAACAGTCTGCATACCCATGTGTGCGGCCATGTTGATCTCGCGGTTCAACCGGCGGTTCGTAGCCCGAGGGCGTGCGTTCGCACCAGTTTCCCAGATCTTATAGTGACCACGGGCACCTTCACCTACTTGTTTTTGGTAGATGATACAGAACGGATCGAGCAGTGTGCCTTCTTTGGGGTCGCGCTGCTTCTGCATCGGAGCGATTACAAAGTAATGCGGATACTTGAAGCCAGGCGCACCGGCGAACTTCACGTGGTTCAGGATTTTCAAGTCCTTCACGTTGTAGGTAAATCCGCCTTTTTTGAACTGCTGGATGTCCAGGTCGATAGCTTGACGATCGTATACCACGCCGCCGTTTACCCCGAGCTGGGTCACGATAGATTCCATTTTAGAACGGAACTCGTAACCAACCCACAGCATCATGTCTCCACCTTGCTGCAGTTTACGGCGATAGCGGTTGATCTGGTCGAACATCGCCAGTGTAGGAGTGGTATCATAGTACAGTTTCTGGGCGTTGAGCTCCAGGTTCTGGATATATCCTTGAGTGGTTGTCACAAGCTCAGTCGCGCCAGTCTCAGGGTCGATGTGGGTCAAGTTACCGTCATCTTTGTTGGCCAGGAACAGACCGTTGTCGATCTGTGCACCGAACCGGATTTCGGTGTCGTTGATACCTTTTTCGTAGGTAAATTCGATAAGCTTGCCATTCCAGGTAACAGGATATGTCTCGTTTTGCTCTTGCCAATCGGACACTGTGTAGTATTCCGAGAATTGTTGCAGGTAGCTTGTGAATGACTTGGTGGTAGGCACCAGGCCTTGGGTCATACCGAGGGTAGCCTCACCGAATGAGTTGGTAGGCAGGATGAACGGGTTACCGCCATATGTGCCGGCTGTGTTCGTTATGGTCGCTGCCAGGTTAGGCATGGTAGACTGAACTTGTTGCAGATACAGGCGGTGAGCTGCAGCGATAGTCTCGCGCTTACCGCGGATACGCCACTCCGAGTTGTTGGCGAACAGAATGTTCTGTCCAACGCGTGGGAAGCTTTTTGTGTTGGCATACGGTCCAGAAGTAGGGCTGTGGCTGTCAGCACTTAGCTGAATGTAGGCCAAGCCAACGAATTCGGCAGGGTCACCGTTAATGACCGAGGCAGTACCATATACATCCGCCAGGGTAGTAGATGTGTTTACATTCGGCACATCAAAGCGTGAGTTTGCTTCGTGGTGAATAATCTCCTGGCCTTTCACTTCCTTCATCAGCCCCATTTTCATGAAGTCACCGAAGTCAGTTTCTACCGGGTTTACATCAAACAGCTTACGGCCTACTTGAGGCTTGAGCCAAAACGAGAAGTTGGAGATCAGGGGATATTTCTCTTCCGCTGCTACCGAGTAATCGTTATATGTATTCGATTCTACTGCCATTTTATAAAAAGGTTAGATGGTACGTTTTTGATTTACATATCCAACCTTTCCCAGGAGTACTAGAAGTTATCGGGCCTTCCTTCCGATTACTTCTTTTTCTTGCTTTTTGCGCGTTCCTCAAGTAGCTTTTCCCACTGTTCTTCTTCCGACTTAGGTACTTTGGTAGCGTCGCCTCCTTTGGCTTTACGGTTTGGCTTGACCCCTGCGATCTCCTCAATCCGTTTTACCGCTGTTTTTGTACTCGACCGTTGCATAAACACCGGTAGAATGTCTTGATAGAACAGGGCGAATGTCATCCGTAGGATGTTCTCTTCAGGATCGAATCCTTCGAGCTTGCCCTTTTTGTTGTACAATGCAGTGTTATTGACATATGCATTTGCAGCGTCCCGCACCTGCTTCAACTTCTCCGCATCAAGCGCATATACTATTTTCTCGCCATCAAAGTCAGCGGTGACTTGCTTGAACTCCTTCATGAATGCATTCAGTGCACGGGTATTCTCTGCGACACCCTCTTTTACTGCTTCGCTTTCTTTTGGGCTTTCGTCTGTCGACTCCTCTGCTTTATATGACTGTTGTTGCTTTTTTAAGAACTCCTTTGCTCTTGCACCCTCTGACTTCAGATCTATCTTACGATCCTCTTCTTCTTCCTGGCGGTCTTTGTCGTTATCAAAGTCTTCCGCTTTGACGGTGTATTTACGGCTGTATTCCTTCTCAAACTTACGTGTAGCCTCGTCCCGGGTGAGCTCTGGATGTTTGATCACATACTGCATCTTCAGTGCCAGCTTCGGATCAGTATTATCAACATCCATTTGTGTGAGCTCAGCCCAGGTTTGGAGCCCCTCACCATGACGTGTTTTGGGCATATCCTTGATGAACTCGTATGCTTTTTCCTGCTCAGGGGTCTCAAAGGCCAGTTTCGGCTTAGCCTTTTTTACCTCTTCAAGCTCCTTCTCAAGCTCCTCGTTGTGCTCAACTATTTTGTCCAGCGTAGCGAGTGTCTGCTCGAGTTCCTCCATGGAGTTGATCTCATAATCTTCTCCAAATTTAGATTTTATGACTTCGTCGATGTCTTCGGTCTCCTCACTTTCCTCCTCTTCTTCCTCCGACTCTTCTTCGCTTTCCTCTTCGGTTTCTTCCTCTTCCTCGGATTCCTCTTCTTTCTCCTCCTTCTTGCCTTTATTCTTCGCCTCCGGCTCTTCGGTCTCCTCTTCTTCTTCCTCAACCTCTTCTTCGGTTTCTACTTCTTCTGTGGCAGCATCTTCCAAAGTGCCTACTTCCGTGTCGAGTTCATTGGCATCATAGACTTTATCCCCTTTTCCCATATATGTAATTTTGTACCAATTTCGGAAAGTTTCTCTGAATTATCAAAAAGGGCATGTTCCACGTGGAACATGTAATTAATCTCCTGGGCTTTTATCAGCCCGCTTATCCACCTTTTCGCGCTCGACAGTATTCCTCATCCCCTGCTTAATTATCTCGTCCGTTCCCTTCTGCTTCTCAATCACCTTCTTCATGTAGCTCGTGTTATCCATGATCGATGCATCCGCCTGCTTCACCGCCAGTTGGTTGTTGAGCTTGATCTTGCCGTCGAGGATCAGCAACTCGCGCTTGATATCTCCCTCGCGCTGCATGTAGGCTAAGTCCATCTCCATCTTGGCGCCAGCTTGTTGAGCGGTTGCCTCAGCCTGCATTTGAGACATTTGGCTTTGTTCCTCCATACGATTTCGGCGGTGTTGCTTCTCACGGATAACCATGATCTGCCTGGCCTGTTTGAGATTGTCGATCTCGCGCAAGAAGATACTGTCTGAGAGACTGATCTTATCTCCCTCAAGCGCTATTCTGACATCCTGATAGAACTCTGCCCACTCTTCTGGACCAGGCTGACGGCCGAATATCATGCCGTACTCACAGTAGGCTACGTCCTCTGATACCTCGTGGTAAGAAGTATTTACCTTACCTAGCGCCGGTAAGAATCCCCTAATCTTTTTCTTGTTCCTGATTGTCTCCTGCATCATCAACAGCACCACATGGGCTGTCCGCTGATACAGGTACTCATGAGCGTTGTACAAGTACTCCATATCCAGGTCGCCGGAGAACTGGGACTGCTTGACTGCAGCTGCCGGCAGTCTATCCGGAACGTCTGCGGACTCCGCGATGGAAGTACCGGTCATCTGCTCCAGAAGGTTTATAGAGACGGAGAGGGTGTTAAAATAGTCAGATAGGTCGACGCCTGTAGACTGGTAACTCACCGCCCGGCCATTTGTCTGCCCGTATGGGTTGGTGACTCCTCTTGTGATCAATGTATTCGACATCTCGAAGTACTCATAAACCTCGCGTTGGCTCCATACTCGGCCACCTCGGCCCATGGCAACGGCCTCTATCTCACTGAAGTTTACCTCCCGAAGACCGATCCATCCCTTTGCCAAGGTCTCTTTTATCTTATTCCAGGCGACATTTATCATGTACACCGGCTCCACCATCTGGGAGGCAAAGCTTACTGACCGGCCCTCTTTGAAGTTGGTGGCGAATGTTTTTATCGGCAGCGTGGCATTCACCAGGTTTGTCCGTGGGTATTCCTTTCGGCCGTACCCAAATACGATATCACTGTCAATGATCCAGGTACCTCCGTAAACGCTTGTGTATTGTGCCTTATGGGCTGTTGAGTCTCCTCCTTCATTGTACCGGGCAGCAACTTTCTCATCAGGCACCCAGTCACAATCGCGCTCCATGATGGTGTCGCCTCCGAATTGGTTCTTACGGGTTACGAACGTGCGGTTGTCCTCCGAAAGGAAGTAGAACCGCATAACGGGGATGTAGGTGAGGTTATCGTATTCAGCGAGCGTGCGCTGGTCGAGGTAGCTATTGGTCGCAGAGTTCTTGATGCCGTACTGCTGGACGATCTTCTGCATGCTGTCCTGGTCCATACTGCCGGTTGCCTCCCGTATGAACTGGGTAGGGGTGATGCATTCTATGAAGCCGGCGTACTCCTGGTCCTCGTAGTCATCATTGTCGATGTATGAACCTATCCAGTACTTCGGGTTTACCCGCTCTATGCGGGGTACCCCGTTCAGATCGGTAAAGCAATGTAGGTGCCCGCGGCCGTAAACGACCAAATCCCAGTCAACCTCGCGCAGCTTCTGCATGAACCGATTGATCCATAGGACAAGCTTTAATGCGAGCTCCCCAGCGATCTCCTTCTTGATCTTGGGGTTGACGGTCATGTCGTAGATTAGCTCGTCAGCGTACTTGGGCAGGCTCTCTATGTCGAGTCCCGGGAAGGCCGCCTGTGGTGATACGCCGATACGCTCAACCCAGTCTTTAAGCCGGTAGAACGCCTGTACAGAGGCGGCGTAGTCGGCCTTCTCATCTAAGGAGAGTAAGTCGATCGACTCCAGGCTGATGTCATAATTGAGTCGCTGCATCTTAGCAACAGCGCGATTTATGTACTTCGGCGCCAAGTTCAGCGTTTGGATGTCGATGTAGGCTAACGATGCCGGGCCGTCCTGGAATCCGGGGCTATTCGGGTCCGCGTGGAACCCCATCAGCTTCCTGATATTGGTCACCGATTGGCGGCCTTGCGCGAATTCCGTCAGGGATTGGTAGTCGGTATTGTCGTAAAGGCTTCTGAAACCATACCGGTTATTGGTATAGTACATTGCCTTTGCATACTTGTTGCCATATTCCGCAACTTCTTTATCCTTTGGATTTACAAACTCACTAGGGAAAGGATATGCATCCATTTAAAATATCTTTTGAAAGATTTCGAAAGGCACTATCGCCTTCCCGTCCGACGGATCAGTAAACAAATAATCACCCCTGTTGCCTTGAAAGTTACCTAATTTAGTGTGGATTTCGAAATCATCCACCATTTGCTTGTATCGGATGTACTTTGGTTTGTCAAGCCCAGGGTATAAATTAAGCTCCGACATCTTGCCTTCGAAGTGCTCCTGCAGCTTCTTTACCTGACCTTTTGTTTCGACCGGAATCCAGCTGTTGATATGATCATCGTTTATCGTCATCGGTTTATCACCTCCCCATTGTTATTGAAAGCATTCATGAATCCATCCAGGTCCATCGGGGCTATTGCCTTGCGCTTCGGTGCGATCTTCCCAGCAAGCTCCGTCCACCCGCTTGCTACGGCGTAGTCAAACTCCCGGGTCTTGGCCGGGTTGAATGCCAGTAGATCGCTGACCTGCTCTTTGAACTTAAAGGTATGTCCAAAATACTCAATATAAGTGGCCAGGGCGCTGGTGTACTCCGAAATAGTCATGGTATTGGCTGGCGTCCCCTCGTCGCTGGCGGTGGAGTATTTCTTCTTGGGCTCATCTAGGGGTTTGTATTTTGGCAGCACAAAGGCCCCACAGTTGTTGTTGTGTAGATAGCTGATCGTGCCTGGCTTCTGGCTCTCAATATTTATCGGTACACCGAAATACCAGCAAATCAAAAGCACCCGTTCGTACAGGACGTTCGGATCGTTCGGCCTGGTATCCATCATCAGGAAGTAAATACCGGTCTCGTATTGCTTCTTTATCTTGGCATTCTCAATCATGTCCTCATGCGTGAGCGGGCCGTCGATTGATGAGTCGTAGTTTCGCTTGACAAATAACACCGGGCGCGACCTACGGGAGGACACGAACTCATCCGCCCCCATGCGGTCCTCGGTTACGTGGCCGTGGTCAATAGGGTCAATGCCACAGGAGAACTTCGCGTAGTTTTTCGGGGCGTACTGGGTCTCCCCGCCGATGATCCTTGTTTCTACCTGGTTGTCCAATCTGTCTATCTCTCTCGGCATCCAGCTGGTTTTAGCCCACCCGTTTACTGGATTATGACGCCATCCGACCTTTCCGAATCGGATATTGTTCTCCCAGAAGAACTCAATCTTATGGATATTGTCATCACCGGAGATGGTGAGGCTGGTTAGGCACTCCTGCAGCACGGTCGCGTTAAACTCGCAGTTCTCAGCGTTGACATAAAATATCTCGTACAGGTACAGTGGGTACTTCCGGATGATAGCCGAGTAATCTTCCGGGACATCTTTACAGGACTCCCGCTCATCCAGGATAAACTTCTTAGCCTGCTCGCGCATTGGCCGGCCGTGGGCATCGAAGTAACCTTCCAAGGCACAGTCACCCGGCAGAAACGCCGCGTACAGACCTGTCTTGGTTCGTCCGTCGGGGCCGCGGTCATTGTAGTCGCTGGAGAAGAACATCTTCTGGTAGGCCTTACCGCCTTTCCCACGGGTCTCCATAAACTCCACCGTGGTGCCCATGAAGCACTTGCCGCGAATGTAGATACCTCGCTTCAAGCATGGCTTAACGATGGCCCAGCGCTTATCTACGTTGGCCACAAGGGTCTTTCCGGGCTCCTCCATGATGTAGGAGTTCAGACGGGCCTGGTCATAGGCGCCTTCTTTGGATACCCGGTGATCGATCTTGGACTCAAGTACATCGACCTCTTCGGCGTCGAACTTCTGGCCACGCTTAGGAGGGTTAAAAAAGTCGATGCCTTCCAACTGCTTGGAGGTGGTGTCGTACGTCGGCTTGAAGTATTGGGGTAGCTTGTAGAACGGCTGACGGATGTGCTCATCATAGAAGGAGAATATCTTGTCATCATTCTCCCCCTGCATGCCGGCATTGTGTTTGTGGTTGCGGATAGTCCGAAACACGATCCAGGCACCCATTAGCGCGGACTTACCGTACCGGCGGATGGTATTGAGCATGCCGCCAAAAGCGTTAGGATCTTCTTCCCAGAACTGTATCCAGTAGGTGATCTCTTTGTCCGTCTCCCGGTATTCCGGAGTTCCGAATAGCGGCTCCCATGCGGTCATGTAGAACGCATAGAACGTAGTCATATAGGTCTTGACGTTGTCGTTCCAAAACCAGATTCCGTTCTCAGTCCATCCCCAGTGCTTCTCTATCCATGCGTCCATCTCACCCATAAATGGGCTGATGAAGTCCGGATCGAACATCTTCTTATTCTCTGGATCAGTCTTGAATATCCACTCCCGGTAAGCCTTTTTAAGGTACCCGGGCATCTCTGGTCGGGTCCACTTCTGCTCTTCTTTGAACAGTATTTCATCGTCCGGCGGAGGCTCTGGCAGGTAAACTTTCTCTATCCCGGGGCCAGTGATGCCGGTTATTAGGTATTGGAATTGATATTCGTTGCTGGTGGGATTAAACATTATGCCTGCTTCTGCTTCAACCGACTCTCCGCTGTAGGCAGCTTACGGATCTTATCCTCTGCCATCTTCATCTCTGCATCTCCCTGGAATATCTCCTTGGCAAGTTTGTTGATCCGGTCGAGAAGCTCTTCTGACTTCGCCGACATGGTGGTCTTTAGGTTGAGGTTTTTGAGCGCAAGCTCGTCGTCATCGGTGGCTTTTAACGGCTGCATCTTTCGGGCTTGGATCTCCCAGAACAACTGTACATCGCTGATGTATTGGATGTAGTTGAGGGGACTGCTGATTCGAAGGTATTCGAATATCTGCTCTCTGACTTCTTTGTGGGATAAGTCCATGATCTCCTTCGATGCTGGCTGCTCAGGATCGAGGCCTACCAGGTTACATGCCTTAATCTTCCGATCGTTAAAATCCAAAATAGCGATCAGCTCAGACTCTTTGGAGTACACAAGACGTATGTACTTTTCAATTTTTGATTTATCTTTACCCTTATCTAACATAAACACAGGCATGGCAATAAGTACAAATGTATCAAAACCGCCGAAGAAAAAGAAGACCAAAACGGTCATCGGCTTGAAGGTGACCTCTGAGAAGCCGACGGCTAAGCAGGGCACAATGACTCCCAGCACAGAGAAAAAGGTGTTCAAACCGGCGGACGTTCGTACTGGTGACAAACGCTATGGAAAGGAAAGTGCAACTAATCCCACTCCTGGATTCGTGAAGAAGGCGCAAGGAGCGAAGGTTGACATTGCGACAAAAAATGGTAAGGATTACCGCGCGGGGTACACCACTACCCAGAAGGAACCGGCAAAGTTTGCCTCGGTTCAGAAGCTGCCGAAGGTGAAGGCAAAGTTGGATATCCGGACCAACGTGGAGGCTGATAAGACAAAATCATCTAAATCTAAGACCGGCAAGCTGAAAGCTATGGCTATGACATACGGTACAGACAGCCCGAAAAAAGGCGGTGGGACGAAATACAAGAAGAAGGTTAAAGCCAGGAAATAGCTGTGATTTGCTAAAAATGTAAACGAAAAAGCCCCATAGTTGGGGCTTTTTGTTGTCCTTCTAGGTTGCGATCTGAATGACTTACTGTACTTGACAATGCAATATACAATTTTTACTTCTTCGCATTCGTCGTCGCATAGAATATCTCGATATCGTTGTCGTGCACCGACGCCCAGTTGTGCTTCTTCCGGCGCTTCTCACTGAGGAGATAGTTGCCAAAGGCAATCATATCAGCGCGGTTGAACGATGCTGGTACAAGCGAGTTGATATCCACCTCTACCAGTTCTTCGCCTTGGTGGCGATACCACTTACCGTCAGCAGCGGATTTGAATACCTCGTCCACAGGGGATGTGCCGAAGTTGTCCTCGGCGATGGCGCCTTTCTCGCGGACGGGGCGGTTCATGCCGCCGTCTACCGCCAGGGCCTCTGGGTGGTCACCTTCAGTTTTGTTTGCAAAATCAGTGAAGTTTGCGGTTTTACCGTCTGACTTCTGAGGATTGTAGGTTGGGTCATCTGGACGTTCGTTGTATGGTTCGTCCGGAACACCGGCTGTCTGGGTATTGAGCAGCGGGGATTCGTCGCCAGAGTGATCTACTGGGTCGGTTGCTTTTTTATTCTTGTTCATAGCTATGAGTTTATGGTGCTAAGGTAATAATCGTGCCTGTGGATTAATCAGTTTTTACCAATTTCAGGCCAAGTTCTTCCTGATCGAAAATATACAATCCCTCTATTGGGATGCTGTACTCATTTTCTTGGTCGACGATCATCTGTATCTCATCCTTGTAGATATTGATTACCCAGTCGTCTGTCACTCCGCTCTTTCTTTCGAGCCGTTCAATAGCATCTTTCAGTTGTCCTAATGTCATATTATTTAGTTAATCAATTCTAGCACAATAAACCCCATTAACCTCAGCGATTCCTATTCGTCTAACCCGGCGGCTTAAGATCGCCTTGCGATGGGATTTGCTGTTCATCCATGCCTCGATCGGATCATCGGACGTAGTCAGCACCTCGTATCTGGCGAGCATACGTATCGGCCCATGAACAAGTTTGCCGTGATACTTCACCTGCATAATGCGTAACCATTCGGCTGCCTGTTGCTCTAACACCGAGTCACGCTTTATGGGCATACGAAGATGCTTGATTCGCTCACGGTTCAGTTGATCATACTGAGGCGTCTGGGCGTGGCTAAGGATAGCTGTAAATGATAATAGTATTACCGCGAGGATTTTCATGAATCATTTTATGTTGAGTGGCCACAAGCGAGAAATGGTAAAGGAGCACCGAGATAACGAATATCAGTATCTTACTACCAAGCCACAATATACATCTAACATGCGGGCTGAATTTACTGAACCATTTGTCAATCATCGAGGTGTTATAGTAACTGCTTACATAGAAAAGTGATTTACCCCTATGATAGTTTAATAGAAAGTCAAACAGTAGCCAGAATATAGCGCCTAAGTAAATCCATCCAAATAGCGATCCGGATTGGAAATCCGATACTCCGAATGCCAGCATGTGAATCAGAATCGATATTGTGCCCGCAATAATAGATCTTGTCCAGAACCGATCGAAGTGGTTAATCTCTTTGCCGGCAGCAATACGGATTGACTCACGGTACGCATGCAGGTTGATCGTCCAGAATGACCCGACAAATAGTCCTACGATCATGAGTCCTGTCTTGTCGGAGTAGCCGTTAACATAGAACGACATTATACCGATTCCGATAAACCAGGCGATGAAGTTGCCTACGATAGGATGGTAGAGGAAGTTGTTTTGTAGTTTCATAATTTTAATTCTAAATACTCTTCAAAAGAATCCACTGTATATGCTTCGAATCCCTGCGCTTGTAATTGCTCATGTCGGAACACCTGCAGCGGCTCAGCGATTTTATCTTTCTGTTTCACCTCTATGAATACGGCTCGGCCATTCTTTAACGCCTCGCAGTCATTGAACCCAGGATGGTTACACCGAATTATCTTGATTACAAACCACCCATTCTTCTGCAGGTGATTAATGATTTTCTCCTGTACTTTGCTCTCCAGCATTGGATCGTTCTTTATCTCTTGCAACGCATAATGTTTCTATATAATGAAAATCGTCTAATGTGAAGTCGCCTTTCTTATCATTAACCGCCTCGACGACTGCAACAATAACCTCCGCACTATAACAACTCATTTGGAATCCCGCCATTCTAAAGGCCATCATCATGTACTTAGTTTTCTCGTCTGGTGTCATAATACATCTTTTAAGGTTGCTTTATCGATTGCTTGGCCGGAGTTGATTAGCCCGAACAAGTCAAATCCTTTGCTTAATAAATACCGGAATCCACGAGCCATGCCCTGTCGTCCTGAAGATTCTGTATCTGACTCACAAAATCTTGTCAGGAGATATTCCTCTCGCTGCTCTTCTTCGGTCATAGATGTAATATGACGAAGAATGAATTTAACTTCCTCCATCTTAAAAGCAAATTGGATGTCCCCACGATCAACAACAATAGGGTTATACATTGTATCATCAATGCCGGTTTTTGTATACACATACTTACAAATACCATATGGTGTTTTAACATCACACCCAGTATACAAATGCCAATCAGTGAACTTGCTCATATTTTCTCGTTATCATGAAATCCCTTCCAAAAATCTTGTCCAACCGGGGTCCGATGAACATTATCTCCGGGCCTCGTATGCGTGGTCTTACATTTGTTGCACTTGTACTTTATGTAGACGTAATCTTTTGTAAGTCCACTTTTTAGCTTCCGCTTTCGGATCGACTTAATTTCGCTCATTGAATCTCCACACTTTTTGCACAGTTCCATGACCCAAACTTACTAAAATATTTTAGTATAACAAATTTATTTTAAATTGCTTTAGGCATAGTTTTTTAACGTAAATAGCATCATGGCTTTCAATACGTACCATATCCACTTCCATACATACGACCCAAAAATCGATAAGAAATTAACAAAGATTATGGCATCCCTCGCACAATTTGAGCAAGCTCTATCCAGGATAGACCAAGCTACCAGAAACCAAGGACTCACAGAGGAGCAAGAAACGGCGCTTTTGTCACGCACCGAAGGACTTGCCTCAGCACTGGAAGCCATGGGTAAAAGCCCTGAGAATCCAGTACCTGAAGAACCTAATGGCCCGGTAGTTTAATCTTAGAAAACGCGCCCCGAACAGGCGCTTTTCTTAGCCTTGAAATACTAACATATTTTAGTATGTTTACAGGAAAAATACTCCGTATGAAATCAATAATAATTCTATCCGCGATCATTTTAGTATCCTGCTACTCCGGCATGGACGATGACTACACGTATGTTGACCCAGCCATACGGCCTTATTTTGATGATTTTATCAGGCAGGCGGCAGCCCGGGGGATTGAAATCGACACTTTTGGAGCGAAGGTATGCTTTGGACCTATGAATAAGGAGGGACGCCAGGGATACACATCACACCGGTACAATCAGGTGTTTATAGACTCATCCAGCTACAAGTGGAAAAGCCATCCAGAAACCATTATTTTTCATGAACTTGGGCACCTATTTCTTCACCGTGAGCATAATGACTACAGGGTAGAATTTAACCCCACATCGATCATGGACAGCAGGGAGATACCGGAGTATGCGCTTGGTCGACCGGAGCTTCGTGAGTACTACCTGGATGAGCTCTTTGACCCAAATACTCGCCTGCCGGATGAGTTTTGATATTTTACGGTCTTTTTTGGGAACTTGATATCAAAATCCTTCACGAAATACGCCGCCGTGTAATCCTTCTTCTCAACAACCGACTTGTACACATACTCCTCGATACCTTGCTCGCTGAAGATCCAGTACATCTTACTAGCCTTGACCCGGTCCTTCGTCTGCATCCGGGCACGTACCTGCCAGTAGGTCATGGCGCTGAAGTCGATGTTGTACATAACCAAGGCGTCCGCCGTTGATATATTGATGCCCATGCTGCCGGCCTTCATTTGGCAAATAAATGTCAGGTGACTCGATGCGTTAAAGTCTTCCGGCACATCCGTATATTCAGGGAACACCTTTTTCAATACCTCAAACTCTTGCTTGAATAAGTAGTAGATAGCGATCTTCTGCCCAGCGAACCTGGTTTTAATGAACCATGCCTTCGACTCATCCAAAGCATGATAGATCCTTTCCTCTTGACTCAGGTCGCTTGCGATTACTGTCCCAGAGCTTATCTGATGGAACAAAGACTGCATCCGTACCTTCGTATCCGCGACTATGTAATCACCGCACTTCATCTTGTACACCTTGTCCTTTTTCAGGACAGCCATCAGCTGATACATCCGCGCGTCGATAGGAACCTTTATTATTTCTTCCTCAACGTAGCTAACAAACCCTGCCTCTTCTTGAGAGAACTGGACCATATACGGACGTACTGCATCTTTAACCTCTTTCTCTTTGGCTTCGGAGTAGTCGTTGATGTCGAATCCGTTGATGAATTTTTTTGTGACATTTACAAAGTCTTTTGACCATTTGTAGAAATTAGTGTACCGCTGGAATGGTCCGTGTTGGCTGACCCAAAACTGGTGGTAGAGCTGTGAATATGTCTCCGGGTTGGGGGTTCCGCTCATCAGCAGAACGTCAGACGTCCCGATCAACTCGCGCAGTTTCTTTGTCCTCCCGGAAGGTTTGGCGAAGGCGCCCAGGCTATGGGCCTCGTCTATGATGTACAGGTCGTACTCATGCGCCAGGGTGTGTACCTGCTCGAAGTTGGTGACCGTAAACTTATCGAAATGGTAACCCGAGTCGCGATAATCAGTCTCGATGCTGGAGATGGCTTTCTTTTTGGTGATAAAGCACACCCGGCCGTAGTACCGGTGGTTGGACGTGTGCGCCACTGACAGCGCCATGATGGTCTTACCGGTTCTAACCTCTGCTGCCAGGTAGGCGATGTGGTACTTCGCCAATACACTGATCGTCTCGTCTACTTTTACTTTCTGCTCAGGACGGAGTTGTATCATTGGCCTATCTTTTTGAACTCCTCAGGAGTCATGTGCTCAATGCCTTCGTTTAACTTCCATTCATTCTTTTCTTTGTCATGAGTCCATGGCGCAAAAAGCCGTGTTATTGCATCCATGAGGTTGTTATCCTCCGTGTCCTCTACGCAGAACAAGAATGTACCATCCTCATCGTAAAAAGAAACAACATCACAGCCTAAATTATGATGTGAGTACAATGTCCTTTTGTCCCGGCTGCCGTAGGCACCTTCTACTTCGTACGTTGTTTTTAGTCTGTAATGGCTCATAAATTCATATCCCCTATGTAAGTGTCCCACATTTTTTTAGATGCCGCCAGCTTCTTGGTGCCGCTTTTGAAGTACGGATGGTCTTTGTCCACCAGTCGCTTGAACAGTCGGTCCGGGTAAGCCTTGCTGACCCCGGCGATCAAATAGAACTTATGCCTGACGATCGGCATGTACCACGCGACTGCCTGATCATAATCAAAGTGATAGATAGCCTCCTCGAATGATTTGTCAGTATTTACCGCCAGGCCCTTGTATTCGAAGATCACGGAGCCTTGCTTACTGTCGCCGTCGGTCTTGCAGCGCACGCCTTTGAGCCCATGGGTATTTATCCGGTACCACTCATGCTCGCGCCGGAAGTCGGGCAGCAGGATGATCTTAGCGCACAGCCTGTCGCGCAGGACCGTATCAGCCATCTCTTTGGCCAGCGGATATTTTGCGTGTGTCTTATCGCACTTGTATGGCTCCAGCAGGGCTTGGTGATTGATCGTGCCGGCGTGGTAGATCTCATCCAGGTTGACAGGTGGCTGGAACTTCGGATCAACTTTGGCCCGAAGTTCCTTTAGGTTTGAGTTTGATACGAAGTGGTGGTCGAAGTAGTCCATCAGTCAGACCCCCAACGTTTTTTGGCTAGCTCCTTATATCGACGCAAGTCTATATCATAATCATCAGTGTACCTCCAAATGAGTATGTAATCCAGAGTTACTATTTCTCTCCACTCTTCGGCGGTGAGCCCGCCCCGTATGTCTTTTGAGTCGTATGGTTCTGTCATATTACTTACGTATCGTTATCTTAGCCACTTTCACCAAGTCCATCCCCTCAATCGATACATCACAGTTGTTGGCCACGAAGTCGAACCACCACTGGATCTCGTCTTTCAGCAGGAAGGCGCCTGTCTCCTCGTCGAGTACGCGCTGCTTCTTTTTATCCAGCTTGTATATGCCAGGGAAGTTCTCATTGATCATGGCGTGGTAGATGGCGTTGCATAGCGCTTTGGCCAGCATCTTCTCATCCTTCACCACGTACTTCTTCTTGGTCGGCGCCGTTTCGATCGTCTGTACTGTGGCCTGCTCCACGAACTCATTCTGCATCTTGGACATCGTGGCCTCGGACTCGATGTCTTTTTTGGCCTCTTCGGAGGCTTGAGCAAGGGCAGCATCCACGTTCTTTGTCTCCTCCGCCTGCGCTGCCGCTTGCTCTGTTTTTAGCCTCTCTCTCTCCGCCTCATCCTTCGCGTTTGCCACTGCGATTAAATCTTCCTTGATCTTAGGTATCTTGGCTCGCCACTCGTTTATGGTGGGAGTGATTGCTTCTATGACGCGCTCATTCCAGATGTCGTATGTTTCTTCAGTTTTGATGCCTTCTTTCCATGCTACGTATTCATCAGGGGTGATGATGGCGGTATTGGCTTGGATATTAAAGCACGCATCGTATGTCTCCTGTTTGAGCCTGATTTTAGCTGACAAGAAGTTCTTGGACCGATCTTCGAAAGTCTCCAGCGTGGTGGCATTCCAGAAGTCGCGCGATCCGGAGTCAGCCTGCTTTACGCGGTCGATCAGCATCTGGGATAGATTCTTTCTAACCTGTGTGGTGAGGTCAACCTTATGATTCTCCAGGTCCTTTTTGCGCTTTGCGATCGCCTCTTGCTGGGTCTTGTAGGCCAGCTTTTTGTTCTCAATGGCGACCAGTAAGTTCCGGTTTTTGGCGTACAGGTTGTCTTTCTCTTTGTCGGAGACAGCCTTCTCGTACTCCATGATCTCTTTTTTGAACTCATCGAGCGGCCCAGTGATCTCCATTCGCTGGGAGTTCCACAAGTCGTATGCCTTCTTGCAGGCAGACAGCGTGCCAGTGGTTGCCTCGGCCAATGCCTCAAGGTCATCGTTTGGCGATCCGTCGTAGTCTTTCACCGCGGCGGCCAGGGAGTCGTATCGCTCCTGAAGTTTTGCCACAGCCCGGTCTCGGCCGGTCTGCATCGACGGAACATACTTATTAATTTTCTCTACGATCGATTCAATTTTCGCAGGCAGGTTCTGTTGTTCGGTCATTGTATCTATATCTTAAAAACTTTTTCTCCTTGATCCGACTCATTAAGTCCAGTCCACTGACTGCGCGGATTTGATAATGATCTCCATGTAGCAACTGGACGTTTTGAAACTTTACCAAAAACCCGATTTGAATGAAGTGTATACACATCCAAATCACCGTGCTGGTCGATGCCTTTCTGTAGGATACTTATGAGTTCGGATGCTTTCATTTCTCCAGCCATTTTTGGATGTGGATTATAACTAGTCCTTGAAGAACACCTACTATAAAAGCCACACCCCATATAAGCGACACAAATTGCCAGTTGTCTGCAAACATCTGAAGTACGGTCTTTTCTTCAATCATAACATAGTCTTAAAAAAGCCCCGGCATGCATGCCGGGACTAATGGTTGGATAGGTTTTAACAAAACCCATACTGTTGGAGACTGCTTTAAGACTGAATCTTTTATCTCCTGCCACCCGGCCAGTATGGGCTGAATCTTTAATGCCACATTTGTAATTAACCCGCGCGATCAAACGGGGTTTAGGTTGAAAAAGCATCTTGGATTCACAAGTTCTCGGCCCATGCACGATGCCCGTACTGGGACTTATCCGCCATGGTGCCAAAGGTGCATCACTACCGACTCTTAATCGGTCGATTGCCTTCCTGGTGGAGTATAGTGAGTCGAACACTCCTTACATTGATCGTGCACACACAATGCAATCCCCGGTTACCCCATTATAAAAAACGCCAGGCAACAAACGACATATGTCTTTATCCATAAGCGAAGTAACACATATCTACGGCACTGGCGTTTAGCTGAGGGAACAAGATTCGAACCTGTGTAGATACTACGACGGTATCACGTGTTCCCGCTTTCATATTTATGGTACTTTCCAGAATCGACTTTCGCGCTTTTAAGGCTTTTGCCGGGCAATTACTCCGACACCTACGATCTATCTGTTATGCCCATTACCACCTGCACATCTCACGACATGCCGGCGCCGACCGCCACTCGGCTGTCCCTCAATCTTAAAAAAAGCCGGCGAGTAAACCATTACATAAACCCGCCGACTAACCTCACCATAATGTCAAAAAAGCCAGGATTTAAGAGACACAGGATGGTCTCAGCGAATTGATAGGATTAAAATAGACGCTTATTCTGAATTTTGCCCAAACCCACCTGGCTTTAAACCCGCCCGTCCGGCAGATTTTACTTGGTCCGGAGAGAGAACCCAATCAACTCCCCGGATTTTCATTAACCCTCATCAATAAATCATGAACACACTAAATGAAACTCTCTTGCTTACCTACTTTGCTTTTCTTTTCCTCCGGTTTTACCTCCTCCGTCGGCGTCTCTTTCATCACTTCTCCGGTCTCTTGATCGACGGTCTCAGCTCCCTCAACAATAGTAGCATCTGTAAAGTCCTCTGACTCTGGAGCGTCGCTGGTGTCCTCCTCTTTGTCGTCATTCGCGTCGAACGTAACAACGTTGTCAGGATATTTATGATACAGCCTGAAGCCTCTATTGATTGCCACCTTCTTGGCCATCTCACCAGGAAGTTGGCCCCATGCAGCAGCCTCTGACTGCGCTTTCGATTTGTTTTTTGCTTTTATGATGTCCGCCTGCGGAACGACAACATCTGTGATGGTGCCGTCTTTCCAATAAACACGGATATACGATGCAAGGATGTCATTCAGTGTCGGTTTCCCGTCCAACGGCCAGTTTGATATGTGCTTTACGATCGTGCCATTAAGCTTGTCCTCAACAAAATCATCCCCCTTCATTACAAGTTGAGGCTGCGGCACTTTCTTCACGTCTGCCATCATCTCCATCATTTCGCGCTTTCCGGCGGGCGACGGCTGCACCTTCAGTCCCTTGCCATGCGGCATCACGTAAAGCTTTTGATCTCGGAAGCTAAGTCCAGTTGTCGCGCACTTCACGAGAGCTGCAAAGTGATAGAACCGGTCTACGTTCTGCAGGTCTGGCTTCTCATTGATAACCTCCATGTAGGCGAACACCTCTGCCTGGAATTTATTCTCGCCGTCTTTGCGGCCAGTTACCGCCGCGTAGTTTTTGATAAATCGGTCCTGAACTAAAGGAAGTGTTAGCGCATCTTTAATGCTCTTCGCTCCGGCCAGTTCGTTTTGTATTTTCTGAATTGCTGACATATTTTGCTTTTAAACGTTTGTTGTATATCCTTTTGCAGAAAATACGAGTTCAAAATCAGCTGTCAGTTGGATTATGCTTTCGTGGATAAATACCCACCCAACCATATTGCCGTTTTTGTCCCGGTGAGCGTGCATCCGCAGATTGTCGGTCCTGCCAGTTATTATACATGTTGGGTTATAACTTTCTAATTTTTCCATTTTCGTTACCTGTTTGATGATTCAAAGTAACACTAAAATATTTTTGTGCGCAAGTTTTTTATGAAAAATCTTTTTGCTATTTTTGTTACGAACAAAAGCAATATATGGGATCATCATTAATTAATGTAGCAAAACTGGTGGACTTAACCAGCACCGAAAGAAACCAATATTCCTACACGCGCATGAAAAACATCATGTCTGGAGCAGTGAAGAGAACGAGGAAGTCTGAAATCCAGAAAATCAGAAAAATCCTTAAAACCGAATTTGACAGCGTCGATACCATGCTGGCAAAACTCGAAGAAAAAGCTTATTAACTTTTAAACTCTATAATACCAATGCGTCATCACAGCCTACCGCAGACATCAACACCAGAACAACTGGCCGAGTGGATTCAGCTAAACAAAGTGGACACCTTCAATCATGAGGAGAAAATCCAGCTGACAGAAGAAGAGATCCAGAATTTCGAGCACCAGTCGGCCCTGGCATCGCGCCAGATCATGAAGCTCACCGATGTGGAGAAGTATTTCAAAGAACTCATCAAAAAAGGCACTCCGTACAGCATGGAGAAAGAAGCACACGAGCCGATCAATGTCACTATCCCTCCGACCAAAGGTAAGGATGCTTTAACGGCCAATATGGAGTTTGCTAACAAGCAGCTAGAGCTCGGCTACAAGCTCGACATCACCCACTTGTATCTGGTGCCAAATCCGGAGGAGTCTGCTATGGTGATGGTGGACATCGAAGGAGTTGAATGGCCGGATTACAGCCGGGAGATGACTAAAGACGAGATCAATCAGCATAAGCCGCTGTTGAGGGGATCGCACACAGTTACATTGTCTGGTGGACTGCCGGATGGTTTCGCTTTTACGACTGGCCCCTCTGAATACCCAGAAAATGGCACTGAGAAGCGCAAAAAAGCCAAAAAAGAAGACTTTACCGGTGACCTGGACCTTTGACGCGGGTGATCTTTTGCTGGAACCCGAGGAATTTATACAGCCCCTCGGTGTTCTCGGCCAAAGTATTAGCCAAAAGGGTCTTCTCATTTATGTCAAGCTCCCCGTATTTGCCATTGATGATCTCGTAAAGTCGCTGGTACTTCATCCCAGACTTCTCCGCCAGCTGCCGAATGCTGATCATCGAAAAAACACCCTTACTCATATGCTGATCCTTCATAATTCATTCCCGATTTGGACAAAAATACTAAAATTTTTTATTAAATGAACACCGAGTCATACCGCGGCAAGACCGTCACCATCAAATCCACCGGAGAAAAGGGGATTATCGAAGCCCTAACCCACCGCCGAAGCGGCATTGGAGCATTGTCGGCACGTTTTATCGTTAAACTCAACGACTCTGAGGTAAGGTATGAGTGCATGCCACATGAGGTGACTATTGAACAAGAAATAACTAACGCATAACCATTATGACACGCCTGGAAAGTATACTACAAGGGATTGAGAAGCTGCCGATTACAGCTAATAAAAAGAATGAGTACATGTTGGAGATATTGTATGAGGCTGATGAACAGAAAGCAAGATCATTTCTATTCAACGTGTTTGGGTTTAGTAGCACCGGTAGATCAGGATCTGACCTTGTATGCTCACTGAATTTTGGAGAAACATATAAGGGCAGCGGGTTCTACCACAAATTGCGCAAAATGCTTTACATGTATGCCTAGAACCATCCTATTCTCGCGCCAATTTCCACAAGGACACCCGAAAGCAGGTGAGCCGACCTGGTTTGTGGAGAAGATCATATGTACGCTTATCGGACAAGATGCTCCCGGTTATTTCACAACATCTATACAGAGGTTACGCGACCTAGGATACCTCAATGTAGGTAAGATGCTTGAAGGCGCACCAGACTACAAGCACCACACTATCCGCGCCGGACACCGGTTCAAGAAAGGTGATATGTTCAGCCCGCGCGTGTGGTCCGGGAAGCCGTATCGCAGCCAACAGATCATTCTGGGGCCGCCAGTGGAGGTATTGAACACCTGGAACTTCGATGTGGATGAGAATGGTGTGTGCTCGCTGAATGGGAAGTACATTCTAAGTGATACCTTAGACATGGTCGTTCCGTTCGAGGCGGAGATCGCTAAGAACGACGGCCTATCATACGATGACTTCTGCGAGTGGATCGTCATGCCGTGCTATCGGAAAGGAGTGCCATTCAGCGGGCAGGTGATTTGCTGGAGCATAGAGATTAACTATAAGATACCTGAGTGATGGATAGCATGTCAATTTACTACAACATTGGGTGGAGGGCCCATGAAACACCAAACAAAATACTTGTGTCACCAGTTGGCGCGGTAAATGATCTTAGTGTTCACCCAACACGGAAGCTAAAGGAGCACTTAGAGTTTTGGTACAACCTAAAAACATATCAGGATAGTCTTGCGTCAATTATTATACGAGGCAAAAAGAAACGCTTCCTCCCCTCCGTCAACCCGCTCGGGGATACGGCGGCGTTTAGTAACTGGAATGGTTCGATAAGCCTTGAGCGCGGTTATACTTTCAGACACCGGAAAGGAGGGAGACGTGGATAACGAAATGATTTTTGATTACAATAACGGTATTCGGGCATACCAAACAGAAGAAGCCTTTAAGTTTTTCTTTGAAGATACATCAACAGGTCGTCAGGAGTGGGCTATTACACTTAGAGAAGTTGATCACTGGCACGCCCTCCGCGCCTACCAGGACGAGCAGAGGAAGAAGGGAGTGCCGATTGCTGGGACAGGTGGAGAGTACTGGGACGCATTACCATCTGGGCCGCAACGTGGGTTTACATTCCATTCACTTGGCAACATACCTCGCATATATGTTTACAGTGGTCTAAATAATCCGCCAATAGGTCAATTCACCAACTTCCGATGGAGGCCAGGACACGGACCGAAAGGAGGTAGCAATGAGTAACACCGCAAAGCATCTTTATTCGGAAGGTTGTCGCGCCGGCGGATCTATTGACGACTTCTGGCTTCAATGGCCTAATGATCGTAGGCAATACCCGACATCCATTCAATTATGGGAAGAGCTCCGGGCATATGAGATTTCCGTCACCTGGAAGGAGCGCCACGCGAAGGGGATGCCTGTTGAAATGACTTTCGACGAATGGTCAGATTGCGTAGATACTTTACCGCCTGATTTCAAGCCAAAAAATGGATTTTACTATGGTCTAAGGGGACCAGGCCCTGGAACTCCATACATATCTATCAAAAACAAAGAGATCGGCACGTATGCACGTTTCTGCAACTTCCGCTACAAGCCCGAGTGGATAGAGAAGAAAGGAGGATTGAATGTATAGTGTAGAGAAGGAAAGGTACGACAGAGGAGAGCGTGCTGTTATCATTAATAATGAAAAAATAATTCTGCATAAGAATGTAGGAATAACCTATATAGACCAACACCCGAGTTGCTTGGACGCCTGGCAAAGGCTTTTAGATTATCAGAATTGGGTTGAAAATATACCAGATCCCAATTTATGCGCTAACGGGGCTGTGAAATTTTGCTTCACATGCTGTAAACAATGCGAGGAAATATTCGAAGCCCGCATCATGGAATCTCCAAACGAACAAACAACTTTGTTTTTAACCTCACTAATCAATAGTAAAGAATCCAATGGCTAGATTTATATCAGTGACAAGGATTTACGACTCATACTCCAAAGGAGAACAGGAGCGATCACTGGTCCTACGCGTACAAGACATCAAGTCTATGAACCGGTACGGCAGCGGCGAACGTCAATACACCCAAATCATCACCGAAACCGCCACATGGGAGAATATCAAAGAAAAACCGGACGAGATTTTAGAACTTATGAAAAAAGCTGAAGAGGTATGATAGTCCAGTTTGAAAAGATAAGAGTTTTCTACAGAGCAATGGCAGTAGAATATAAAATAGGCGAAAAATACATTGCCAATGGATCTACCGAAGAGTTTACTGTATCCGCGATCAGCGTAAGCATAACTGATCACGTACCCGCTGATATGATTTTCATTGAATCATCGGATGGTCGTAAAATTATTATCCGAGGCATACCTTATGAAGGAATGACATTCAAATAACAAAAATGAATACACCACCCATATCCGACACCAACTACATGATCGTGATCACCATCTGCTCACTGGTCCTGTCAGCTATGTTCACGCTAATATGTTTGATATGAGCGAAATTATTGAGGTACTTAAACACGATCCGGTTCAAAAAGGCGACAAGATTTTCTTCGCCGGCGAAAGACTATCATTCACCGTCAGAGCCAGCAACGATCGATTTATCATCTGCACCAGAAAGCATTTTGGTAAACCTCTATATACGATCGTTGACCTAGAGAAAAAGATACGAGGCACCGAGAACTTGATTTTCTGTATGGGGTTCGAGTCCGACCAGGACTGTGAAGAGGCTTTAGAAAGGCTAACATCAGGAGAATCAGAAGTGAGTCATAGGAATTTCGTTTACCTCCACATCAAAAAAATATCACCACCATGAGCGACAACGAAAAATTCATCAGAGAGTCTGATCAGATCAGACAGATCATGAAGCAAACACTGGGCGTCAACTATGAGCCCGCCATGGCGATGACGGCAATCGTGATCATAGAATATCAGTACGCGCACGACCTGCCATCCTCACTGATCGCCGCTATCCAAATGTACCGCGGAATGAAACTAGCCGGACTACCAACCGACCGCATCCAGGCAGCATCCGTCTGGTGGGAGTGTAATAATCTTTTCTTCTATCACGCTTTGTATAAGCTTTTTGATGAGTAAAATTTAAGCTGGGGACGGGGTTAAAACCGAACACAAATCTTTATGAAAAAGTTAATGCTTGCAGAAATCTGCTACCGCTTCAATGGCGCGCCAAAGGAAATTAAAGAGTACCACCAAGTGCTGATCAATTCATCTGCCCATGCGCCAGCTGATGAAGACTACAGATCAGCACGATCTGCCGTAACAAAGTGGTTCCCTAAAACAAGGATTGCTCTTGAAGGTGCTGAACTGCTGTCCACTAATATCCCGGAAACGATATTGTCCGACAATCCTGAACCTCCAGCCCTCTACACCGAGGCTGACCTGGTGAGCTTTGGGAATTTTATGGCTACGAAAGCATACCGATCTGTCGGTCCGGCCCATCGGCCAAAAGAAGCCTTTCAGGTTTGGGACTCAGACCTGGCCAACTGGCGACACGAAAAGGAACTGAAAGAGATATCAGAATTAGGTAAGTAAAAACAAAAAAGCCCGGAGACAAACCGGGCTTTTTCATCACGTTCCTCTTAAATCCTATATCCGCTAAGCATGGCAAAGACTCCTAATGCCTTGAGTATCCAAATCACTAGCACCACAATAACCACAATATTCAAGATCTGCTTGATCCGTGGCTCCATCGGTATGAACGAATTGATAGCCCATATCAAGAGCCCAACAACCACGATCGCAATGATTAATGATAGGATACTCATACTCAGCACAGTCAAATAACCGTACCTCTATTGGAGTTATTTTTTCGGCTTATAACACACTGTCGGTGAGCAATTAATTTCCCGAGACGACCAAAAGTGTCAACACTTACATTGATTTATTAAATATTGTGCCGTACTTTGTCAATAACATTGACATAATAAGCAAATATGCCAAAGATCAACAAAGAAACAAGGGAGATGCGGATAAAGGAGGTACCGATAACCACCCGCAGAAGAATCGCTGCATACCAAAAAATCGTGAGCGCCAGAGAAGAAAGGGAAGTATCTGTCGACGAAGCATGCATCGACCTGTGGGAGAAAGCTCTTGCCAATATTCCTGCTTTCCAATCATAAAAGCAACCTGTCCGCCTAACTTATGCAGGAGAAAGAACTGAAGTACACGAAGAAGCGCCGGAATATTGAGGCTCCATACTGCCCATGTGGCGAGGTTAATAAAAAGGATAAATTGCATTTTGCGCCATTCGAAGGCGTTGATGGTAAATATGGGTACTGCCATTCGTGTAAAAAGTCATTTATGCCCGAAAATACCGATGATGTAACTTACGTATATACACCACCGGATAAAGCAGAACAAAAGTTTATCCCTGAGCAGGAATGGAACTGGATATTTCAGGATGTCATGATTAGTCCAAGGCCAGAGGCACCAGTAAACTTCACAGGTCAATATAAGGTCACATTCTACTTCAGAAACGTTAAGGGAAAGTTGGCATCTGCAAAGACGATGACATACAATTTCCCTAAATTCAAACGTGACCCAGAAAAGCACCCCATATTTCCGTACACGCGAGACTCTGGATATTACCCATGCCTGTTCTATGAGCGGGATCTGGAACTATTCCCAAAAGCGACCGTAATCCTGGTCGAGTCAGAAAAGACTGCCGCACTATTACGGTACAAGTTCAAAGAATATCTGGCCGAGTTTATTTACCTCGGTGTCGGTGGCGCAAATGGCCTGACAGACGAAAAAATGGCAGTCCTAAAAGACCGCGATATTATAATTTGCTACGACTGTGACAACGGCGATCCGCAGGCAGATGGGTCCATCAAAAAACCGAAAGGGCGCGAGGCAGCACAGTCTACATATGTCCGGCTTGCCCCAATATGCAGACCGATTGTAGTCGACATAGACCCAACTAATACAGACGGACTTGATCTCGGTGACATCGCCAAAACGATCGATATCGAATACATCCGTGATTTGCACACATTAGAGGTCACAGCAACGAAAATTCCTGAAGCACTCATCACAGAATTACGCCTGTTTAATAAAAATGGCGAAGCCATTTCGCCAGAGGTGATTGACCAACTCGGCCGCGAACACAACATCAACGCGGACAAGATTCGGGAAATGACAAAGGTTGTCGAGAAACAATTTAAGGCTGAAGAAGGTATCTCACAGGCCCCGATAGTTCGAAGGATAGAGCATTGGCTCGAGCAGCGTTATGACTTTAGGCACAACACGCTCAATAACAAGATTTTTTTCCGCAAAAAAGGAGAAGTAAAGTATGACGACTGTAAACTACCAGTAATATGGCGAGCCGTAAACCATAATGTAAACGACATCCTGAAAGGAAAGCGCAAAGACTCAAAAATCCCCGTTAACGACATAGACCTCATTCTCCAGTCCGACTTCACCGAGAAGTTCAACCCGGTTCGCGACTACTTCGAATCACTTCCCGCGTGGGACAACATTGATCACATCAGTGCCCTGGCCGAACACATTCAGACCGACGACCAGGAGTACTGGCTGCAGCAGTTCAAAAAGTCACTCGTAAGGATGCTCGCCTGTACCCTGGACAACGAAGTCAATCGGATTATAATGACACTTGTCCAAGAGGCCCAAGAATCCGGGAAGTCATCCTTCATCCGGTTCCTGTGCCCGCCGGCACTAAAGGACTACTACAAGGAATCCCCGATGGATCACGACAAAGACACCGAGATAGCCCTGACCGAGAACTTTATCTGGAACCTGGAAGAGCTCGCCGACCTCAACAAAAAGCAGATCTCGGAAATGAAAGCCATCGTCTCCATGGACATCGTCAAGCGCCGCCGACCGCACGGAAAAGGAGAAGAGCCCATGAAGCGTATGGTCAACTTCTGGGGCTCGACCAATAAAACAGATTTCCTGGCCGACACACAGAACAGCCGGTGGCTATGCTTCAATATCCTCTCCATCTCCCATGACTACAACAACAGCCGGACTGGCGTAAAAAACGTCGACATCAATAAAGTCTGGGGACAGGCGTACCACCTGTACAAAACCGGTTTCGAATACACCATGACAGTCAAGGAAAGGGAGAAACGTGATCACCGAAATCAGATGTTCGAAGCCATGCCAGAAGAAAAGCAGATGATCCTCCGCTTCTTCAAGCCCGCGCGGAAAGTCGACCATGGCGCCAAGTTCTTGGTCAACTACGAGATCAAAGAACACTTAAACCAGCACACCTCCGCCAAGACCCGCGTAAACGACCACAACATCGCCCGCTCCATGAAGCAGCTCGGCTTCATCCAGGAAGTTCAACGATATCAAGGCAAGCCCGCCCGCGGCTACTGGGTCATCCCCCAAAGCTCCGCCATCGAGATTGATCCAGATATGCCAGCACCGGATTTGTTCGGTACCCAGATCGACGACGAACCCATCGACCTCCCGTTCTAAAAACAGAAAGGCTGCTCACAAGGCAGCCTTTCTCATGTCCGGATAACACACCGCGCCGCGATCCGCATCGGCTGTGCGGCATAACTCAAAACCTCGTGCGCCGAAACGTGCCACACCTCCACCAGGTGATCCCGAAAAAACTCCCTGATCCGCTCCTCCTTCTCCGGCTCCACCAAACTTGTGTCCACTATCTCTATCAGTAAGATCGGCGTTCCTTTATGAAACACACATATGTCCGGCACAAACAACCACGGCCCCCGGTGCGTCTCCATAAACTCAAAATAATACGGGCTCGAATCCCGATGAAACGGCAACTCAACATGCACCCCATAGTTCCCCCGGGTCCACACAAACGGCTCAATCATCGCCGCGCCAGCCTCCACCTCCATCAGCCACGACGCCAATTTTAGCTTCGCCTCCAGATGAACCGCTCCCTCCCGGGGCACAAATGGCCGTTTTGTTTCAGTCATTACACAAAGATAAATCATCCCAGAAACACACCAAATGTTACAAAAGTTACGCGTAAAAAACTTAATGTAACACTTCCTGTTACACTATGTTACGCATTGATACACTGTAAGTTACATAGCGTTGTTACGGTGTTACAGCATTTTTCGATTTTTATTCGTTGACGTATAAAATCACCAAAAACATGATATAATACCATATATATTTAATATATTATTTTTAAATAAATAAATTATCTAAAAAAAGTGTAACACTGTAACATTGTGAGAAATTGAGCTGGAATCGCATAAAAAACGTTACACTTTGAACTGTAACAGTACTGTAACACTGTAACAAGCCATTTTCTTGACTTTCTCAACACTTTACCCGACCTTTACCAACATGATCATCCCTAACTGCCTAACTCCAGGGGAAGCCGAACTCTTCGTAGCCCCCAACGTCCAGGAAGCAATCCACTTGCTCGACCTGATACCAGTCCCATCCAAATCCTTCAAAACCAATCTGGCCGTTGACTCCCGCATATCCACGTGGCTCGCTGAGGCCCCAAATAGCCCCACTGCAGTGATATCTGCCCCCAGGACCATACTCGACATGTGGGCTACGCCGATCGTCGATCCTGGAGCCTTTAACGCAGCCAAATGCCCGTTCTGATGAAGAAGACTCTCGCATATGTGATCGCTTCTGGGTTATCTACCGTTCTCTGGTGCCTTGCCCTGCATAGTTGTGCTATGGCGCCAGGCGCCCCGAACCCCCCGGGTCTATCCCAAATTGGGACATCGAAACTTTCGACCCCCACCCCCTCGACTTTCGCAATGCCAAAATGTCAGCATAAATGCTTTGTCCAGAATTGGGACACAGCTGAAACTAATTCCTGGTTTGGCTCATCTCAAATCACCGCAACGAAATGGGTAAATACCATAGAATCTACTGAGTTGGAGAAAACACAACTAAAAAATATTTGTTGTATAATTTATCATATGACAATAGTCGATTGTATGTTATGTAACATTCCATTATCTTTCGAAATGATTGAAAATAGAAACATTGGGGATTACATTGAGCTCCAGAAAGGGGAGCAATGGCGGCCTGTAGTACAGTGTCCAGAGCATTATTCAGTAAGCTCTTTCGGCCGAATATTTAGCTGGAAATCCAAGTTCCAATATAACTACAAACCTATCGGGTTATTAAAAACAGGGAAACACAGCCTTGGATATTGTGTCGTATCACTTGATTATCAGGCACCTACAAAATTACATCGTGTTGTGGCGCTAGCCTTCATTCCAAACCCTGATAACAAGCCTGAAGTTAATCACATCGATCACAATAAGCAAAACAATCGCGTCGATAATCTCGAATGGGTCACACATTCAGAGAATATTCAGGCATCATACACTGGTGGATTTAGGGTTTCAAAGCGAGGCGATAAGCATCATAGATACGGTAAAACTATTCCTGAAAGTGCCAGATCTGCGATGTCAGAGGCTAAAATGGGTGAGAATCATCCCAAATTCAAGGGTTGGTACATTATTGACGAAACCAAATATTCTTCTGCTAACCAGGCAGCGAAGGCATTAGGCATTCATCCGATTATGGTCAGCCGGAGAGCTGTTGATGATCGTTTCCCAAATTGGGAATTTGTGCCAAAAGAAGACAAAACACCAATTTTAGACGCATGAAAGTGTTTTATAACGCTGTATGGTTGGCCTTCACGGACAGGCACGCCAATGTGGCCAAAATGCCCCTATGAGGGGGTTAAATAATAACGAGATTATGCAACCATTCAGTTACAGGTTGTATGAATATATGCGCAGGCGCGCTGCATTCCCATTATTACAGCGCTATGGTATCAATCGTTATGAGTTATGGTTATTGGTTCAATTGAGTGCTCATTTACAATACGAGGATAAGGTCATATCTAGCACCGAGCGATTTTTAGAGACTATTACAGGCAATCAGCGTGAGCAGGCTAAGATGCGTGGTTATTATCATGGTTTGTTGACTAAGAAATTTATTGGTGCCTTTGAGTATATCAGATATCCAGGCAGTGAGAGTTGCGGTATTAGTGATTTAGGTGTTAGGGTATTAGAGGAATATGATAAGTGTATTACTGGTCTTATGCTTAAGTTTCAGCCGTCAGAAAATCGTTTAGGTCGTGTTGTATCCTTCACACAAGAACCACCAAAGGGGACGTATTTTGCCAAGTCTGCCTAACATTATGTTAAATAGGTATTTGTGAGAGCATAAAAAAAGCCGGTGATTAGCCGGCTTTGGTGTTTTATATCTCAGGCCATTGTATATCTGTTTTGCCTCCTGGTAGTGAGACTACGTTGTATGAGGCTTTCTTAAGCGCCTCATATTTTTTAGCGTTTGGTTTACCTGTGAGTACGATGAAGTTTGTGTATTCGGCGGCTTGCTCGATCATTTGGGAGATCTGATCGAGTTCCAGGTCATTGATATCTTCGGAGGGGTAATTGTCACGGTCGCGGAGTTCGGCTGCTTCAAATGCTGTGATGAGCTTCATAGTGATGATTAGTTTAGGTCCAGTGTTAATTCTTTCCCAAAGTCGATGCAGTAATGCACTTGTGTTTTGGCTTCGTTGTACCAGATCGCGGTTACGGTCTTGCCGGTGAGTCCCTCGATGATTTTGATAGTTTGGATGAGTGTCATAATGGTTTAATGTTTAATTGATGATTCAAAGGTCACAAACATTGCAAGATATTCCAAGTGTTTTATAAAATATATTTTCTATATTTGTTCTCACTAAACGAGATACAAGTATGGAGACATTCAAATTAACTTTGGCATACACATTTGTGGGGGATCACGCTGAATGCCGGCGTGTATATGAGGAATCGGAGCGATTTAAGAAGGATTTTAAGTACTTTGATTGGGTTGAGTTTAGCATTGATCCGGTGACTATTGAGCCATTTGAATCGCCTGCTGAAGAGCCGGCGGACATCCTTACGGAGGACTATTTGAATGTGTTAGGCTGGCATCTGCAAAAGATAGACGGCATTCACAATGAATACACTAAGGTGACGGGAGACAGGCAAGAGCGATTGTTGTTCAGTGTGTGGCGTGATCAGGGTATATTAGCTGCCATAATCCATCAAACCGGTGAGTCATTACCGCGTGGTGTATTCTCTGGCCGGATCGACAGCCGCGACACATTCGAGATCATCTTAAATTGCGTAGCATGACCAGAGAGGAGCTAATAGAGGAGCTTAATAAAGCTATTGCCCATGGTGATTATGGGGGATTCTATGCATGGGGTAACGGCATTCGGTGGAGCTACACTAAAAAGGATGGCGCTACAACAGTGGATGTTATCCGTGTGGTGTTCCAGGCGTTCAATAGTATATCCAGTGATAATGTTGTGATGAATCCTATACGTCATGATGGTGATGAGATCTCTGTATATATGGGACTTAAAAACGATATTTGGTAATATGACAACAGACAAACAAGATAGCCCGAATGAGTCGGGGCCATATATGGTATCTGATTTTGATAGTAACATATGGACCCCGGCAACATATGATGCAGCCGCAAATATTTGGATGCAATACTCTCCGTTCAGTGGGGGTAATGGATGGTATGAGATCAGCGCTCCGGATAAATGGATGAAATGTCAATGATAGTACCATCAAAAAACATTTTAAAGCCTGGCGCGGTATTGACTGTTCGAATTATTGATTTCAGTGATCCGGACGTGATTGACTTTGTAAAGCGTGCGCGTGCCGCCCAGAAGGCTATTCTAAAGCACAAAATAGTATCAAATGAGACTTTAAAGCAAGTGATTACAATATGACAACACACGACCTACTACAGAGGCTTAACGATTACAATCTACCTGGCAAGTTCACCCAGCAGGGTGACCGCATTGACTGGTATTGGTGTCTATCGAATACCACAGAGGACAGTAAAGCCGATCAGGAGGAGTTGAGTGATAACCGGCGGCATGTAATGGAGCAAATAGATCAGTTACTGGGGCATTACGTGGAGATGATTGATATATAGCAGGACCACGACAGCTGCGGGTTTATGGTGATCTTGAAGGACTTCATTGCCAAGTATAACGGGGTATTGTTTAAACTGCAGTCTGGTGTCTTCCCTGGGATCTTTGAGATTAAGGAGGACCGGATCCGGTGGTTCTATTTGGCTTCATATATTGATGCTATGCGTGTGGAGGACCTGATCACGGTCCAGGATGAGGCGTTGCGGTATGTAATACGGACTATTGGCGACTTCCGGCTGAAAGAGATCGGGCATGAGCATGATCGGTGTTGGTTTGAATTTGAGGTTATATGAGTGACACAAAATGGCGGGTCCTATGCCCTGCGCTACATTTAGCTATCCCTGGGTACTGGCCTGATATGCCGCCGGAGAATCCAGGTATTACCATCTCTGGCTACGATTACAATCAGTGTCTGGCTATTGCGGTATTGGCGGATGTGTTTAAGTGGGATGTTGTTACGTTTGGATGGCTGACCAGCACAAACCGGTTTGTTGACAGTAAGGATGCCTGTATTATTGCGTTACGTGCTGGTCAGATCAAAACATGTCCGGATAGTGGATGGCTGTACCCTCATGAATTCTATGATAATTTAGGATGAGCGACGAGATAGACAAAATTCAGAAGGCTGTCGATGTGATGCACTCCGTGTGTATTTCAGAGAAGTTGAGCTACACGATTGAATTTGTGCCCACTAAAAAAATGTACCGCATGCGGTTTATGGGTAAAAGCTGGCTTAATGAAAGCATGTTCGAGGTATACAAAGAGGCTATTATGCTGATTGCGGCGGTCTATGGCATCAAGAACCAGAGAAAAGAAGAGCCTAAAAATGGAATACGGCCAACAGCATCTGATTCAGATATGTCCACAGTGATCACAATCGACTTTGATGATATTTTAATTTAGTATTTCACCACCATTCCTAAATAATTTTATCTCTGTAAATCAACCACTTACGATTTACTATGAAATATATTTGCCTTAATACTTGCAATATCGTACAAGTATGCGCTATCTTTGTATCACACAAACGGAATAAACCATTACAGAATATGAAAACTACAGACATCACCCTGACCCGCATCAACAACGACGTAAACGGTAACCCCCGCTACGTGGCGGGCTTCCTGAACTTCATCACACCGAAAGACAAAGGCGACATATCTGATAAATATGACCTGGCGGTAAAGCGTGCTAAGGCCATTGGCGGTAAGAAGTACCATAACAAGACATACGGCGGCGGCATCGTGTTCCAGTCGTATAACACCAACGACCTGTTAAAGTCTATTGTCGACATGTACAAAGAAAATTCGAAATAAGCCATGGAAACCTTCACAGTAAACGACCCCACGGGGGTCTATATGTTCGCCGGCAACGAGGCGGAGGCCTGGGACGCATACACCTCTGACCCACTGTCATATTTAGAGCTCATGACCTGGTTTGATTGGTGTGTGAGGAATTTGGAGCAGGTGATATTGTACGTTTAAATAAAAATATATGGCTAAAACGATAGAAGATATAAATCCTGATTTGAAGGATGTATTCAAACACTTCCAAGCGCTAGGATGGAAACAACCAAAAGATGGGTTCCCGGACCGGTTTGTACTTGAGCATCCTACAACTGGGCATTACCTAGAAGTGCTGAATTTCCCATCTGATTACGTAGCCGTGATTAACAAATCAGGGACAACTATACTCGGTGCAGGTGTGACAGTAGACGAGATAAACAAAAATTACAAATGCGCCTGAACCTATCCATAGCCTCCATCATCGCCATAACGATCGCATTAAGCATGTATATATTAATCCATTAACCTATGCCCAGCGGAATACCAGATAAGCGCAAAAAGACACCGCAGCAACTAGCGGCAGCGGTAGCTGCTGGCGAGGTCACACACACCATTGATGGCACCACATTGATAGGCCTGTATCAAAGCAAGGACGGTCTCTATCGTGGCCAGTGTTACGATAAGGATACTGATACTATGAAATGGCGTGTATGGGGCACTGATGGCAGCACGACGGAAGGTATACCAGTTGGGTTGTCATTATGTACAACATCGGCTGCCCAAAGGAGAGAATGGAACGACAGAACCAAAAATAAAAAACCATGACCATACCAGAGTACGCCGCCAAACTATGGGCGGACAAGATCTCCAAGCTTATGTATGATCCAAAAATCAAAAGCCAGGCAGATAAAATAGAAAAGTTCAAAATCTTGCTCCAGCGCTACACTGAGATAGGTATTACAGGTAAGCACAAATGCTACGTAATCTTTACGGATTATCATGCCGGGACTGATTTAGAGGGAATTTGTATTGCTGCTGATCTTGAATCTGAGGCTTTGCCTATACAATCCTACATGCAGGTATACCCCGACAAAATACAATACAAATTCGGCTACGGCCAACCGATTCAAACCATCACTTTAGAAGAAATACAAAAATCATGACCATCGGCACACGCGTATACAAACAAGGCTCGCCAAGCGATTACACAGCCGGCAGGCAGGGGGTAATAGTCGACACGGGGCAAGGTGTAAGGCTAGATAAAGCCCTCGTTAAATGGGACGAGAACGGCAAAGAAACATGGGTACAAATCGGTGGTTACCGCGGCGTCCATGAGATTACTGAAAATGGAGTTATGTCCCAAAATGGGAATGAGTTCCATAAACAGGACGTACTTGCCAGTTCGGTACCAAAGAAATACGGCCGTGTAATAGTTCACCCGCGCGAGATCGACAAGGCTGCTGCGGAGCTGGCCGGATCCAAAGGCAACAAATCCTAATTTTATGCAAACTAATTCCGGAAAAGACGTGTGGACTATCACTGCTAAAAACCCTCCGCTTTATTCAGGTTTTTACGATGTGGGAGGTTCTGATTATCGAAGACTGTACTACCATGGCACTTTAAGGAAGTGGTATGCAACAGTCGGAGGTGAAGGTACAATGGAGGTAAAAGCACCAATAACATGGAAGTACGGAGATTCCACTACCGCATCATAAACACCCACGGTACCATTGTGGCGACCTCTGAAGGTGTTAGCAAGAAGCCATACAATACTCGGGTGGAGGCTAAGAAGGCTGGTGAGCGGGCGTTGTTGATATTGGGTATAAGCACGAAGTCTAACAAGGTAACAGTGATCCCGGGAGAAGCACCCGACTTTAACCATTGAAGAACTTAACCGACTTTTATAATGAAAGAACACGTATTAAAAACACACCCTGAATACTTCAAAGCAATTGTAGACGGAACGAAAACATTCGAATGTAAGAAAAACGACCGCGACTTTAAGGTTGGGGACATTCTTGAACTTAAAGAATACGATCCTAAAAACGATTACTACTCTGGTAAAATTGAGTACGTACGCGTAACGTACATACCCTTACTATGGAGTTCAACCTGGATATGTAGTGATGGCAATAAAGCCAGTAGATTGGTAACGATAGAGGAACTAAACAAGCTATTGTAATGAAAAAATATAGGGTGATATACCGAGACCAAAAGCGGTCACCAAGCGACACGCCGCGCAAATGGGAAGTGATTGAAGAAGTAAAAGAAGGCGAAACGATCGATTCTAAAATCAATCGTTACCTGTCAATTCAGAACGCTGGCGAAATGAAAAGTGACCGGATAAAGTATGTTAGTCACACTAAAATAAGTGGATAGAGGAACTTAATAGATTACTGTAATGAAGAAACTTTTGGTACTTGTTGGATGCGAGGAATCGCAAGAGGTTTGTAAGGCTTTCCGAGCACGTGGGCATGAGGCGTATAGCTGCGACATTCAGGAGTGCAGCGGAGGACACCCGGAGTGGCACATACAGGGAGATATTTTCGATGCGATCGAGTCAAGAAAATGGGACATGCTTATAGCCTTCCCGCCATGTCAGAAACTAAGCAAAGCCGGTGCGGCGAACTGGAAAAGACCAGGTTGGAAAGAAAAGCAAATGGACGCTATGAAGTTCGCCCACGCGCTAATGTATTGTGAAGAAATAGAATGTATAGCGATTGAAAACCCCGTTGGGAAACTGAATACATCGGTTCGGAAACCAGACCAGAGAATACAGCCTTGGCACTTTGGGAATCCATATACAAAGGAAACATGCCTTTGGTTAAAGAACCTTCCGCCATTGGTCGCAACTGACATCGTTACCCCAATAGCCAACTGGGTAAAGCCTGGGAACAAACGTAATCGAAGGTTCAACGACGTTAAGGAAGGAGCAGGAGGTGACGTAAAAGTAAGATCAAAGACCTTCCCCGGAATCGCCCGAGCTATGGCCGAACAATGGGGATAAAACAAAACAGATAAAACACAAACACTATGACCGAAGAACAAAAGAAAGCCATCGATCAAATAGCGATCGTATTTAGAGACCTGAATGGTTTCGAAGTAACGGGCGTGACTGACGGATTTTGCATCATTATTGACCTTACAGGTGACCAGAAAGCGCAAATTTCTGAACAGATGAACAGAGGTCGCGTACATATCCAATCCATACACCCCGTATTATTATGACAACCGAGCAAAAGACCGCCATCGACGCCTGCAAGGATCAGGCAGCCGGTGAGCACTTAAACAAAGATGGATTTCCATTCCTGACGTACAAAGAAGCACGTCAACAGGTAGCCGGATTTATCAACGACGAGATAGTCGACCGCGCCATGCAGCTATACGGCGAGCAGTGCCGGAAGGAGGGGCACAAGCAAGGATGTATTGACACGGCGGCTATTTTAAAACCACTAACCGACCAGGCGTAACCCTGGATATAAACGTATGGCAATAAGAATGCATCATAATGTACAGAAGGCCAAGAATTGGAACTCTGAACAACCTCAAGAAGAACATTTTTTTAATGAAAAAGGGAAGGACCGGGAGACAGGATATGTGTCAAAATTCGGGACTAATAATAGATGGTTCCCGAATATACATCAAGCCAACAATTACGCAAATGGGTATCAGAATGGTATCCGACTTGATGAGAATAAAATGACTCTTTGCGGTTGCTGTGGTGTTGCCATGGGGGTAGGAATGCAATGCGATTGTAAGCTTAAAAATGATTCGTATCGAGAAACACATAAAACCAGTCAGCCATGACCTTCGCAGAAGCAAAAGACCAGGTGGCCAAGAAACGCAATCTCAAAAACTGGGATGTGTTTGTTACCTCGCAAAACAATAACCCGAGCCAATTCCTAAACATCACCGAAGCGCTCGAAGAAGCAGGAAACATCCTCGAACAGCACGCCGCGAGCGTGAGGGAGGAAACGGAACCTGTTCATTATTCATATCCAGTTTGTGAACAGGATGTTGCCGATCAAATACGGGATGTGTTTGATGAAAGGAATGACTTGCCTGAACAAATTGCAAAGCACTTATTTAAAGGATTCAAGTTCGAAAAACTAACCGCCCCGGGGTGTTAACCGGAGAGAACGGATGACCGACACACAAGTACTCCAAGAGCGAAAGAAGATAGCCGAGCAGCTGAGGGGCTTACGCATTGAGCATGGCTACAGCCAGAAGGAGGTAGCGGATGCGATGGGGATCACACACGATACGATCAGCAAGATCGAGGCCGGCAAGTGGAATTTCGGGATTGACACGGTGATCAAGTACACTGGGGTGTTTAAAAGCAAGCCCAAGTTTGTATAAAATATTTCCTACAATTCATTTGGATATAACTAAAATATTTTAGTATTTAGGGGTATGGAAACGAAGCACACGCCTGGGCCATGGAAGGTCCGATTCTTACGAAATGAGGACCCCGAAAGTGGATTCTTTGTAGAGGCTAAAAATAACAATATACCCGATATCGGATACGGCATAGAGATTCTTGGAGACGACTACGGTGATCATAATGGCTATCCCGCAGAGCAGAGGCTTGCTGATGCTCGCCTAATAGCCGCCGCGCCGGAGATGCTAAAAATCCTGCATCTTTTTGTAGAATCGGATGACATGCCCGGATGGGAGGCAAAAGACAGAATTTCATATGCATTAAATCTGGCAAAAGAAGTTATCCAAAAAACCACCTCATGAAAAATCTATACCGCGTCACATTACGCCACACTCACGCTGATGGCCACACGATGGACTACGATGTGAAGGTCGAGGCCGACAGCAAGCAACAAGCTATTCGCCAGTGCTATGGCCCGAAGCGCCAGGTGGTTGGTATTGAGGAGGCATTCAGACTCAACCACGTGCAAATAGTAGCACTCATCATCGCGTCGGTTGGCGCGGCGATCATCGGCATTGTCTACTGGCTGACTAGATACTAACGCTGGAGCCCATTCAGCAAGTCCCGACCGGAGTTTTAGTTGAGGGGTCGTCTTTACTCCGGCTCGGGGCTTATTTTAAGAACTTTAAAAACCATTATAAAAATGATACAGATCAAAACTGCTAACACTGCCTGGTACGTAAAGAACATTGACGAGGCTTACCAAATCGCCGCATTCCTGGATGGCAAGGGACTGTCATACGACAGCCATGTCATCATCTGCCATGAGAAAGGCATCGAGTATTCATCCATACAATTAAACAATAATTGATATGGATATACTAGAGCATGTAATATGGCGCTCCTCCTTTGAGGCTCCAATGGTAGGCTCAGGCATGACCTACATGGTATGTAAGTATACCGATGGATTGCAGCCTGAGTATGAGTTTGCGCGGTACCTGAAAGACCAGTGGCGAAATCAGGAGCGCGAAGTGATCACAAGACCATTTGTTTGGACACGAATCCCGGAGTAATGACAATAGACATAGAAGTATACAAGCCGATCAAATGTGATTCTCGTGATGAGGCTATTGGCCGCGCGTATGCGCTTAGCAAGGGGGAGTCTCGTGAGTCTTTCTTCGTGATACACAACACAATTCGAAATATCTACGTGGTGCAGACCAATGCTCCAGTGTGGTGTAACGAGAAGGTGATTTACTCATTCTACAAAGGGAACAGGACTTTTAAACCGGAGTGGGCATAAATAAAAATTAATGGACATCGCAAAACTAATTGCTGACAAGATTCAGCACATCGAAGAAACAAAACTCGAAAGCATTGTTGAAACTCATGTTGAAAAAATGCTGACTCGAATCGTCGAGGATCTTACTAGCAACTACGGTGACATCGCAAAAGAAGTTAAAACACACCTCGGAAAAATCCTTGCGGTGAACTTTGAGCATGCCCAGGTCGAGCAGTATAACGCCCGGGTATTATTAATCTATCAAAATGCCATCGGCAAGTTCCTCGACGAGAAAGTATCAGCACCGATCGAGGCCCACCTCAAAGAGTTTGCCACTACCATCGACAAGGATGAGTACACACTTAGCGAGATACTCGAAAAATACATGAGGTCTCTTTCTGACAGTGAGTGGGAAAGTTATGACTGTATCGTCCCAACTGTGATCGTCGAAAAATCGAACTATGGCAGCACCTACATCAGATTCGATCATAAATCCGATAAAAAGTCCTACGAGTGTATGTACCAGCTTGCACTGGATAAAGAGGGGCGACCCTACAGCTTCGACATACGGGGTTGGTTTGGGTCGAAAACAGGGAGCGCTTTGCATGGTTATGACAACTTCTTCTTTGCTTTGTATGCCAATAAGGTTAAGATTATCATTGATGATCACCAAGAGGAGTACTACAGAAACGAGGAATAGCTATGAAATTAAAATCTAACGATATTAGACTTGGTAGTTGGGTCCTTTGGCAGAACGTTCCGATGCAAGTTCGAGTGTATGAAATCGAGATACAGCAATCCGTAGACAATAACACTTTGCATGAGAACCACGGTGTTTATGGATTGTCGTTAACGCCAAACATCCTAACCAAATCAGGCTTCGACGCCCGCGACGCATCGGATGAGGGGTACTTGGGTTCGATATTTACATTGATCCACATGGTAGGTGACAAGATGGATTACTTCACACTTGTGAAGGATAAAGATGAGTATCAGTTCGAGTTCTACTACGACGAATCATCCAAGATCAGAGCTCATCGTCCACTACGCTATGTACACGAGTTGCAGAACTTGTACTTTGCATTGTATGGTGAAGAGTTGAATATTGTAATTTAACTGTATGATAAACCAAAAATGGGCCGACTACATCGGCAAAACAATATACGCGAAATACGCGGTTGAGCGCAATATTGACGGCGCCGACGTTCCTGTTATCCGAGAAGGAGAGGTAACACCCTATCTCGATCCAAAGGGGTGGGTGTTTCTGGATACAGAGTATGGGGTTGCATATCCTTTTTTTGAGACATTTGAATTGATTAAGTAACCCTGGAGATAAACGTATGAACTGGACAAACGGAATTTGGATGTTTATTACTCTGGCTATTGTAGTCTTGGCAATTATTGCGGCATTTAAAATAACTCGAAAATCTTCTGAATACGTCAGAAGTATAGCAATGATTATAGCCGGATGGGGATCATTAATTGGTATGTATATTCTGTTAAAATACCTTTTATGACCTTCGCAGAAGCAAAAGACCAGGTGGCACAAGAAGAGGGTCACGTTAAAGGATGGCCGTATCTTGTCCAGTACTGCATTATGATGGGTGAGGAAATATCACTCCACTATGAGCAAGCAGGAAACATCCTCGAACAGCACGCCGCGAGCGTGAGGGAGGAAGCTTGCAAGTGTCCAGAATGTGGGAGCACCCATCGGATATGCCAAAACTGTATGTTAATAACTCACTAACCGCCACGGGGCGTTAACGATGCCAATCGACTACAAGAAGTACCCATCAAACTGGAAGACGGAGATTGTACCGGCGGTATTAGCGCGGGCGAATGATTGCTGTGAGCAGTGTGGATTAAAAAATAAAGAACTTGTTTTATCGGCCGTGATAAATGGCGTTACTTATTGGCGTTCATACACTGAAGCAGGAATTTTTGGAGGCCATAGAGTTAAAACTGTTAAAGTAATCCTAACAGTTTCTCATATCGACCATGACGAGCATAACCACGAAGTAAAACTCGACCGGTTAAAAGCATTATGCCAGCTGTGCCACTTGAGGTACGATACGGCTGAGAAGAAGAGAAGGAAATTAAGTAAACAGCAATGAGAAACGAAGACCAAGTAACAATGACCCTGCATCTGGACATAGCTGCCCAGAAGATCATCAATATGATGGTGATCAATAACGAGGAGATTGAAGGTCAGTTAAAATCCGGTATTGAGAAGGCGTTCAAAGAATTTGATTTTGAGGCCGTAGTAACCGCCGCCACGAAGGGTGCTATTGAAAGAGAAATAAAAGAATCCACCAACTGGGGCAAGCTACGTAAGATCGTTCAGGATAAAGCAAACGAGATTGTCGAGCGCCATATCGAGAAGGAGATGGAGAAATTTAAGAAATCGTTCAAATGACCCACAAAATCTACATCGTCGCCATCTTCGCCCTATCCGTGATCTGTGTGTTCCTCTACCTGCACACCAGGAATCAGAACGACAAAATAGCCAGCCAGCAATCCGTGATCCAAGAGAAGGAGGCAGAGATCACCTACCGGAAGACGGAGACTGGCCGTATTATGTCAGAGAAGGTAGCCGCGGAGGTTACCGCTAAAGAACTCGCTACAGCTTATCCTAAGGCCGTGGCGGAGCTCAAGGAAGAGTTCGGCATCAGGCTCAAGGACATTAAAGCCTACGTCAGAAACGAACTACAGGCCCATGGAAAGGGCGAAGGCACTACGATCAATAACTACTATGAAGACTCAACAAAAACTACCAGATTCAGACAAGAAATGCGTATCGATGACGGGTACCTTCGGATGGAGGCGGTCATACTGGATACCAATCGGTACACCTACAGTTATCTTTATTCCGACACGATCACTACTGTGCTCAGCACTCAGCGTAAATGGTTTCTTGGGGATGAGAAAATCGTCGCTACTTCCAGCCTCCGGAACCCAAACGCCAGGGTCACAGGAACCACCAATATTCTGATCAATAACAGGCGTGATAAGCGGTGGGTCGTCAGCGCCGGCGTGTATTATGATCCGTTCCGGCAGACCTATGGCGCCTCGGTTAATTTTGGGTATGCTTTGATTAAATTTTGATTCTTAACTAAACACTATAAATTAACAACAAATGAAAAGTGTAATATTAACCACACAACACAGAGGAGTATTTTTCGCACAACTGGATGAAAATACAGATCTTACCCAGCGTACTTTGACTAACCTAAAAAATTGTCGAATGGCTATCTATTGGGGTACAACAAAAGGAGTTATGCAGCTAGCAGAGAGCGGTCCCACATCATCATCAAAAATCGGTGCCCCTGCCGATATCGATGTTCTCCATGATATAACCGGAGTTTTTGTCGTAACTGAAAAAGCACTTGAAGCATGGAGTCGCGCTTAATCACGGCAAACGAAGTCATTCACAATGGAGCATGTTATAGTGGCGTTCGGGATTTTTATTATAATAATTTCGAAGGGAAGACAGCTGTCACTGAACAAGAAGTGATTGACGCCGGAGGTGATTTGAAATATTTGAATCTAAACGGCTACGGCTACGGCTACGGCGACGGCGACGGCTACGGCTACGGCTACGGCGACGGCTACGGCTACGGCTACGGCTACGGCGACGGCAACGGCTACGGCTACGGCGACGGCGACGGCAACGGCGACGGCAACGGCTACGGCTACGGCTACGGCTACGGCGACGGC